GATTGAGAGTTCCGATATTCCTCAAGGCGATAAAACAAGAAAATTTAGATCCCTCGCATCTAAAGTAAAAAATGCCTTGTACATGGATAAGAGAAAGTATCGTGGCAATGGGTTAAAAAATCGAATAACAGCAAATACTTATAACGCTTATATGACCCGCATTAGAAAACAATTTGATGATAGGCTTCATCATAGTTTCTCGCAAACAGTTAGCCGCCTGGCAGAACGCTACCCCATGTATGCTGAGGAACTAAACAGCTGGTTAGATGCGCCGGCGGCGGAAATTCGCCAAAAATTGGGCGCTCTGCAGAACCGGTTAAAAGAAATCATGCCCCTCGCCGAAGCACTATCATCTATTAAGCCGGGCCCCGTATCGGTGAAAAAGTATGCCCGTTTAATTCAAAAATACCCTGAATGGGCCATATATATCGGCTCTCTCGGGAACGACGACTGGAAGGCAGCTCAAGAAGAAATTTATCAGGCATTTCAACAGGGTGAGAGGCTTCTTGATGATCTTGGTAGTCTGAAGGTCAACCATGAAATTTTATATCACCTGCAACTCAGTCAGGCAGAACGAGCATCAATACAGAAACGCTGGGATGAGGTGCTCGGTGAAAAAAAACGTTCAACCGTCCTAATCGATTACCCGCGGTATATGCAGCGTATTATTGACATCATCACGCCAGAATTCGTCCCTGCTGGAACGTCGAGAGCCAGCCTGGCACCGCTAGCTTTCGCGCTGGCGGCGGTATCCGGCCGCAGAATGATCGAGATTATGGTCCAGGGTGAATTTGAAGCCGTTGGGCGCTATCAGGTCAAGTTTTACGGCCAGGCGAAGAAGCGGACAGGCGAGGATACCGGGCGAACCATCTATACCCTCTGTGATGCGGCATTGTTCGTGGCTCGTTTAGAGCAACTGCGTAGCGCGCCGGCCGCCGCAGATTTTGATGAAATCAAAACACTGGTGGATAACAGCTATCGCTCAGCCAACGCCAGAATAAACACCATTTTGGCTGCACCATTTAACGCATTTGCGAAAGATTTTTTCGGTGATGACCGCCGTGTGTTTAAAGATACCCGCGCTATCTACGCCCGCATTGCATACGAGGCCTGGTTCCGCCATGACTCTCGCTGGCAGAACGTCGATGAGGATGTTTTTTTCTCTGAAATTTTGGGGCATGACGATGAAAATACCCAGCTGCACTATAAACAGTTCAAGCTGCACAATTTCTCACGCAGCTGGCGCCCGGGCAAAGGGCAGGAGAACAAGCGCCTGGCTGCGCTTCAGAAACTGGACGGCGAAATGATCGGGTTTGCGCGAGGCGATGCCGGCGTTCGTCTGCATAATGCCGTGAAGCAGCTGGTGGAGGAGCAACCGGAGGCGGTGATAAACACCAACGTACTCAGAAAGGCTGGGTTTAACCCGCTTCTGGTTAAACGATACCTGGACTTTGCATCTGACGCGCTGGGACAAACTGTAGGGGAAAATGGCTGGTATGAAACAGCTGATGAGCAACCCGCTATCGTCTTGAACAACGACGATCACCCCGAGGATTTTGAAGATGAAGATCTGGATGATTCAGCTGATGAAGATGATGATAGTAATGCCGAGGAGGACCCAGCGGAACGGCATGCTGAACGTCCCCGCTTTTCTGCACCTGTACGCACACCTGATGGCGGTTGGTCAGTTCGTTTTGAGTACTTGGGCAATAAATATGCTTGGAGTGGCCAGGCTGAGAACATTCGCGACGCCATGCTAAAGGCATGGCAGGCGTACCATCAATAAACGTTCCCCGCGTTAGCGGGGTTTTATCATTTCAACCCCGTTATCCAGCTAAAGAACACACCACTGGCGGTTCAGGCGGTGCCAGAACGTCGCATCACGCCCCTACCTCACAGCGAATAAGGCATTGTACTCGGACTCCGGTAGGCGCCGACCCTGGATAGAAAAGTTCAACCAGTTGCGCGTTTGCGGGTTGCTTTTATCTTCTTCGGTCTCTTCTTTCCAGCGGTTCTCTGCTTCGCGCGCCAAACATTCAACCGCTTTCAGGTAGTCCTCAGTTCGGTACCAGCCGTAGTTGAACGAACCATCAGTTACCGCCCAGGCGACCTTCTTTTGTTCTTCCTGGATAGCGCGCAGCATTTCGTCGCACTTATCCCGGCAAAACTGCAACTGGTCGAAGTCCAGCGTTTTCAAAAAATCAGTAGTAGACATAATCCATCCTCAAACCGCCTGCAGGCGCTTCAGTTCGTCGTACTGGCCAGATGATAGCTGCCCCATATTATCGGCCATAAACAGGCCTGCAATAGTTGCCTGGATGAGCCTCGGCGGCATTGCGGCCAGCTGGGCCAATTCCTCAATGCTCAGAGCTGTGCGAACCCACACGAGCGGTACTGGCATCGCTGCAATGGCCTCTTCAATCGTCGTCAGAGCTGCAGTTGTGAATGCCGTTTCCGGTGATCCTGATTGTGATCCAATACCTATAGTTGATCCGCAATCGAGATCAGCCATTCCCGGCATGGCCACGTCCAGCTTCATCTGAACGAATGAAAGCGAGGCTTCGGCGCGGCGCGCCAGGATGCCGTGGATAAACTCCCAGGACTTGGGAACGATGGACCATACGTATCCCAGCCCCTGAGAACGCGACAGACGGCGTTTCTGAGTCGCATAACCAAATGACTCACAGATCTGTTTAAATACGCTCTCGGGGCGTTTGGGCCGCCCTTTCGGGTTGATGTAACCACCGAACCGAAGGACATTGTTAAAACGGTCTGCAGTGCTGGCATCCATCAATTTTTCCATCGCCGCTTTCATACCGTCCTGTGTAGCCTCGCCAGCTCCCGTGTCCGGGTCGATGCCGCATGTCGCGAAATACTCGCGGGCCATTTTGCGGTGTAGCGACGCATACGTTCGCTGGGTGACCTCCATAACCGGGCGGCTCTGGACGGTATAACCGGTAATACCTGGCTGCATTCTGTCAAACTGCGCATCCGCGGCTTCGCGGTTCAGCGCGGTGATCGTTACGAACTCATTACGTGGGCCCTTACGGAACTGGTACGTGAATGAAAAGGCCTGCTGCTCGCGGTCGATGCGCGCAGCGGTTAATTCGTCCATTGTCATCAGCTCGGCCAGGGTCAGCTTCTTCTTGCCGCCCTCGAGCAGGAATTTCAGAGAGTCAGGATCGACATCGAGCATCAGTTCTTTCTCTATCTCCCAGCGAGCCAGCTGCGCTTGCTCCTCTTCGGACAGAGACCTTTTAGTTAGCAGTTCGTCATGCTCATCATCATCTGGGGTTTCCGCTTCCATATGTCGCAGAACAGTCATGTCCCAGACCCGGCCCTTCGATTCTTTACGCAACTCTTTGCCTTTTTCGCTGGCCGCTTCATCTTCGGCCAAGTGGCTGACGTTGTAGCCGTCAGCGTACAAAATGCAGATCATGTTGTTGGCGAAGTCGTTACGGGCCTGTGCTTCCATCGCCGCAACTTTAAATTTCATCTTGATATAGGTCGTATCAGCAAGACCGAGAGAAAGGCGATCGCCATCGAGCACGGCGTCAGTAAATTCGTCGTTGATTTCAGCTGTTTCCAGCAGAGCCTGTAGAAAGCCTTTACGAATGCTTTCTGCGTTCTCTTCACGAACGCCGGGGAGCTTGTTCAGGCCCACTAGGAATTCGGTGGCCGTGCGGTCACGACGTAGCATTTGGATAGCATCGGACGGTACAACCTGGCCGCAGAAACAACCAAAATGGCGGGTGAAATGCTTCTCTTCAATCGACACCCCGGAGCTGATGGCGGGGCTATAAATCAGGCCATCGTAGAGTTTTGCGCGTTCGTTCGGCGCATCGGTAAACTCAACGACTTCCTGATCTGGTTTGGTATCCTGGCTGACATACAGCCATTTCTTTTCTGGCCAGCGGTCACGCAGTTGCAGCAGCAGCTGCTCGGCAAAATTTGTAGAGTCGGTCGCCAGCAGGAATTTTTCCCCGGCGTTAACGGCCTTCAGGACTTCGACCATGATGCGGTTTGTATCGGTATACAAAACCCGACGGGCAACGCGCTCGCCAGTCTCCGTTTTGTGCTTAACATCAACCGGCAATTCGATAACGTGGATCTGGGTCCATGCCGATAACCCGGCATTTTCTCGTTTGGCCATCGCCAGTTCGCAAAGGTCTACCAGGATATCGCTGGCATCAGCATCAACCAGTAATGCATGATCTTCGCTATACGCGATGGCATCGATCAGTTTATTAAACACGTCGACCGGGTGGGCCATCGCCTTCCCAGACAAGGTTGCACGAAGGCCTTGTGTGGCTTCATCCAGACCAAAAAAATCATGACGTTTCATCAGTGGCTGCCAGCAGCCTTTGACGATACTGTTGATGCAAATGGTCAGTTTACTGGCGTATGGCGCCAGCTCCTGATAACCCGGGTCCTGGTAGTGCAGAATATCTGCATGCATTCGTCGACCATCATCAGCACGGGTCATCATGTCCCATAAACCACCGATTAATGAAACGCGGTGCGCTACAGAGACGCCGCGTTCGGCGTTGTGCATCATCGGGCGTAACAAGTGTTTTGATTTACCGGAACCCATACCAGCTCGGACGATTACCGGCCCGTTTAGTGACTGGATATGTTCGAGTACCTCGCGGGTCATGTGCGGGGTATTAAATCGCTTATAGGTGATGTGGTCCGGGCGAATAGCCGGGTTTGTGATGCGCTCGCTGAATGAACGAAACGCCTGTGCCTTATCACACTTCTGTTTGAATGCTCTTCTTACGCGATTATAGACGGTGCCGTAGAGCGCTTTATCAGCGCCCAGCTCCTCGAGCTTCATTTTTATCAGGGAGATCAGTTCCTGCGGTGATAATTTTGACGGACATTGTGTCATGCCCGCATCGATACAGCGGATAAGTTGGCGCTGGAACGCGCGGCGGTCGGCCGACGGGGCGATAGATAATGCGACCATCTCAGCATCAAAAATGTTTGCCGGCAGTACCAGGCGGTTCTTTTTTGAGAACAGCTGACGGTTAGTTTCAGTCACGCCCTGAGATAACATCAGGTCATTGAAGTCGCTCAGCTTCAGTTCATCAGGAGAAAAATGGGGGTACGTGCAGCGCGTCTGAGGGAATTTTTTCATCACCTCAACGCCAGCCTTCAGACCTGGGTTCCCTTTCCCTTCCCGGGCGGTTTTCTGGTCATTATCCAGCGCACACCAGACCTCCATCCCCGGATACAGATCGTAAATTTGTTCGACGACCTTCGGGAGGTTATTAGCTGATACAGCAACGATTACCGCATCAAACCGTTTTTTAGCGGCCATATAAACAGATGCCCCGGTTGCGAAGCCTTCCACGACACAAATGCGCGATGCGCCGCGCAGGCTACCAATAATGTGGCATGAACCGGAGAACTCGCCGCCGTCGACGGCGCGCGTCTGTAGTTTCACATTGCTATGAGTAATACGCTGCCAGCCGATGATACGACCATCATAGCGGCTATCGATATGAGAAAGCGGTATAGCCATAACCGTTTGTTTTTTAGCAATTTTATTATTGGGACCGTGGTCCCAATGCGTTACGCGTCGAACGTTACATGACGAAAAAACGGAACTGATGCCCTTTTTGACTGCGTATGGCCATGAGCCATCTTCCAGCGGAGCTTCAGAAAATGCGTGGCAAAACTGGAGGTATTCATTCAGGTCCGCGTCGCGGCGCTGCGCTTCCTTCAGCTTCGCAATTTCAGCCTGGCGCTCGCGTTCCTTGCGGCGTTCCTCTGCGCGCTGGCGCTGTTCAATCTCACGTTGAGAGAGTGGGACCACGGTCCCACCATTCTGCTGCTGGTAACGACGGAACTCTGAAATAAGGTGCTGGAAACCGCTCCACACACCAGCGTCGGCCCCTTTATGCACGAAGTTAACGAAGGGGTATTTTATGCCGTCCTGGCTGACTTCCATGCGTGAGTATATATCGACCTTACCTTTCAGCTTCAGTTCGGTGACTGCCGGGGAATGGCCAGTATATTTTGAGAATCTTTCAGCTACGGGCCCACGAGTCGTGGTCAGCTGGATTTCATGAGAGCATTCGTGCCAGTTGATGCCGGCAGCAGAGGCAAGGGAGGCCAGGTCGTCAGCGCCTGCATCAAGCAGTGCAAAGGGGTCTGAGTTGTATTTATGTTGAAAAAAATCCGTTAATTTCATATTTTCCGCCTGAAAAATAGCCCTGCGCAGTTGCACAGAGTGGGCGAAACGTACTAAAATCAACTTGAGTTGGAGTTGATCTATTTTTTAGTACAATTTCGCCAGAAAGCCCCGGACGCCACATCCGGGGTTTTTTATTGTCCAAATCCCAAAATGGTCAAAAAACGTACTATTTGGGGGATGTGTTCATACCGGTCACTCGTCATCACGCCACATAATAACGAATGATCACCTAACTTAGCAAACTATGCTCGGTATAATTAATTATACCGTTTTAATCGTGTGAGATTTAGCCACAAAAATCACAGGATGGATCGAAATAATGTTGTCAAGATCGCTTATCAATCTCTGATTTCTGTCCGTTGGTGAGTCAAAAAAGTACTGACCAGAACGCATACTGGCCAAAATTCTGATACATGAGCCGGTCAGTTCGTTGGTTATGACAACGACATCCTCCCCGGTGATCAGGTCTCCATCAGGATCAACAACCACCACTTCCCCTTCGTTATAACCACACGCAGAATCACCAGAGACTTTCAGTCCATATAGGCGCTTATTGGGTGTCGTTATATCAACGAACTCGTTGTAGCGTCCCTCTATTCCCAATGAATCAAGCCAGCCACGGTCTGGGCCGGAAAGCGTGGTTCCTATGATGGGGATGCCCCGCTTCCCATATGTATCAGAGCCATTGAGTACCCACTCGATGGGGCGATCCAATTCTTTGGCCAGTTTCATGGCCAGATCCAGAGATGGCATTGCATCACTGTTTTCAAGATGAGACATACCGGCGCTGGATATACCAACGCGCTCGGCCACGGCTCGCATGGAGTACTTTCTTTTATCGAGGCTTTTCAGTTCCTCACGGCGTTGTTTAAGCCATTCACCACGTTTTTTCATAAAAAGCATCATAGAACAGTTATGTACAGCTGGCTATACATCCAAATTGGCAAATGATCGTCAAAAAACACTCAATAAACTAGACAGTTTTGCTTAGTTTACTTATCATTCCTGACATGAAAACGAAAGACGCTTTAGCCACAGTTGGAGGAATCGGGAAACTATGCCTCCTCCTCAACTGTACTCGCGGTGCGGTTTACCAATGGGGGGAAGAAGTCCCGGAAAACCGGCAGTACGAGCTTGAGGTGAAGACAAACCGAAAACTCAAATCGGATTACACATTGCACAGGAAGAAGGATGCGCCAGACCGTGGAACGAGATAAACGTCCGGTAAGGGACACCATGTCATCTGTAGTGATCAAAGCGACCCTGCAGATGTTGACCGAGACAGGCGCCAGCGTGGCGATGTTTGCCACGGAAAAACTGATCCCTGCCCTGGAGATTCAGGGGCTGATTGATATGGGTTCAGAAGGTGTAAGTGTCGATGAGTTTATGCGCTGGCGGAGTCGTTGCATTAAGCGGGCACAACGCGTCCTGGCAGGTGAAACGCCGATGCCTGCAGACTGGATTATTACCTGGATGTCAGTGTTGCCAGAGCTGTACAAAATGAAATGCTCTCAGAAAATCGCGGCCATGCAGGGGCTGCAGTGGGTACGCCTGCCGCGCTATAACCGCATCCGAGTTGAGTCTGTTGAGGCTGAAATTGACACCATCACGACTAAGTTCGGGGAGGTCCTGGCGAGCAGCGCGCCGGCGCACGATGGCGTTTACGACAATACCGACGATAAAGCCGCGCTTAAGCAGCTGCAGAACCGACTGGCTGAGATGGCCGCGTATATAAAGCGCGAAATTATCAACATCGAGGCGGCCACTGGTATCGCCCCGGATTACGCAGAGATGGGTGAGCATAGTCCCCTGATGGGAGGCTTCAGTGTTACAGCTTAACTATGTCCGGGATTCCTTAACTGCCGCCCTGCTTGCGTACTCAAAGGAACAACGAAACCAGATCGTGGCAATGAGTGAAATGGCTGGCGCGTCTAAAAAGTACCTAGAAAAACCAGTCCGCGAAATCGACATCGATGGCGCTGTTATCATCGTTGACGCAGATCCGGTGAGCTATCACGAAGGTAAGCGGTATAAAACCAGCACGCTCCCGGTTTCGCCAGCGATATTCAGCCAGGTAAGCTGGCGTCTCGCCATGCACCAGCTGCCGGAACCGTATCTGGCGTGGTTGAGTTACTGCTACGGTGACGATCTGACGTTCGACCGTCAGACAGTCTTGTCGGTTTATCTCTGGAATGCTCTGAAGGTTTATCAGGCGGAAAATAAACTTCCGAAAATGAACAGCACTACCGAGAAGAAATTAAGGGCTCTGGCATGGCTGGCTATTCAGGAAACCAAAAACTTAGTCAATCGTGGTGTATTTAAATATACCCAAGATGAGTTAAGTCAACTCTGCGGAATCAATCATGATACCTGGCGACAGAATCATAAAGAGCGGTGGGAAGCATTATTAAGCAGCTGCCGACAGTTAGATCGGGAGGCGTTAATTCATGTCGACCAGTTACGGAAGAAAGCCAGCAGAAACCGGCGGTGAAATTCCGCCGTGTTTATGCAAACAGACCATGCATAGGCAGGCTACCAGACCAAAGTTAGTACATTCTGCAAAGCGGAATAAATATTTAATGTTTTGCCCTTCCTGCGGTTTTAGAACGCACCCTGACTGGTGCAAAAACGCAGTTATAGCCGAATGGTGTGGCGCTAATAAGCCTGGGGATTTACACATTCAAGAGCTATGGCTGAAGCGATATACGGAACAGCAGAAAGAAAGCATCGCCACTAAAGAACACGCATTTGAATAGCTGGGACCACGGTCCCAATATACAGGAGCAATCATGACAGAGCGTCTTTTCGGAACGAATCCACACTATTCGGACTCGGGTGATTTTTCACAGCGTTATTTCTATCAGCTGCGTGGCTGCGTTCCTCCACCGAAGAGAAAAACGGCTGACATCGATCAGCCACAAAGAAAATCCGTTCCGCGACCTAAGAGTATTCATGAACTGGTCATGGATAAAGCTAGAACCAAAGTAAACCGCCGCTATAAAGGATAATGACATGAAAACTTTTCGCACTATTTTTCCGTATATTACGGATACGGCCATTCCTGAAAATATCGAAGAACTTCTGGAAGAACGAGCCTTTGATGGTCTGTCAGAAACTGATCGTAATGGGGCTGGATGGGGGCGCATCTATGATGATCGGTTACTCCAAGTAGACGGTAAGTACCTGTTGCGTTATTACGCGAGCCAACGGAAAGCCAATCCCCTGGCGGTTCGCCACCTGGCGGACGAACGCATGCAAAAGGCCGTCGATGAGGGTCGAGAAGTCACACCGGATCTGATTGATGAGTTCAGATTTCAGGCTGAGAATGAAGTGATTAAATATGCCCCTGTTACCAGCGTGTCAGTTTATCTCCTCATCTGGCCAGCGAAGCGCTTATTGCTGGCATCAGGTAGCACCTCATCAAAATGTGAGGATGCGTTGAGTTTGCTACGCAAAACACTGGATGGGTTAAGTGCTTTTCCCTGGGGGCTGAGTGGCATCCTTTCCACGGTTATTACTGACATTATGACGACAAAAGACAGTATTTATAAATTACCGTCTAACCTGTCTATTTCGTCATTCGGTAAAGCCGTATTTACTGGGGAGGATGCATCATTAAAAATTGTTCTTGATGGTGTTCAGAATGATACTGATGATGCAAAAAATATGCTTTCTGGTATGACTGCACGCTCTGTAGAAATGTCTTTTGTTGATCGACCTGATAATGGACAAATTAAATATCTGGCCAACTTTAACCTTCACACTCCCACTTCAGGTAATGCACATCTGAAAGGGTTTGATTACGACGATGATGTCGAGCGTGAGGAAGGAGTTATGTCTCTCATTGCTGAGATGCATCTTGTTTCTTCATATACGCTTGAAATCTTAACGGCTATTGAGGATTTCACAGAGATGAAGTCATCGGGAGCCAATGTTATTCAGGAAGAATAATGGCAATCGGTCTTTTTATTCAGGGGCCAATGGAAAAAAGGGAAGCCGAAGAACTGGCAGTAAGATACCGAAAGGCTGGTCGACATGTTGATATAACGCCGTCATTTCAGCTTGGCTTAATGCTGGTTCAGGTTCGACTTCCAGAACTTAAATACAAGCCCAAACCTTCTCGCGTGTACCAAAATAAAATATGGCGTTGACTATGTTTAATATTCAAAAAACCATTTTAAAAATGATTATGGCCAAGTGGCTGAAAAGCGATTATGTCATCATCGATACAGAAACAACCGGGCTTCGCTACGATGACGAAATTATTGAAATCTCGATCATCAATATGCGTGGTGATGTGCTGTTAAACACTCTGGTTAGACCGACCGGCCCGATCCCTCCGGAGGTGACAAAAATCAACAATATCACTGATGAAATGGTCGCTGCTGCCCCTACATGGCCAGAAGTGTTCCCACTAGTAGAAAACATTATTACCGGGCGTAAGTGGCTGGCGTGGAACTCATCTTTTGATGCCCGGATGATGGTGCAGAGCTGTTTAAAAACGGGTGTCTGGTGCGGGCTGACGGCTGATGTCATCGCATCCATTATCAGGACCATTGAAACGCGGCATATCGACGCAAAGGCGACGTATGGCCAGTGGTATGGCGAGTTCGACAAGAAGCATCACGGTTTTAAGCGACAGAGCCTGGCCACCGCAGCTGCTCGCCACAATGTATCAACTGTTGGCGCCCACCGCGCGCTGGCCGACTGCATGATGGTTTTGGGTGTACTCGATAAGGTCTGTCATGACCCACACCTGCCGCCGGTATTTTCCCCTGTTGATCTGAACAGCAATAGCGACCAAGAACTAGCTCCCTGCCCGTTCTGCTCGGGCCCACCGGCGCGATTTGTTCATCACCTCCATGAGCTGCAGTGGAAACCGCTCTTCCATCCGGCGGACTACGGCGATGAGGGACTGTATGCCGGTGCTTACGTGTTCTGCCATGAGTGCGGTGCTCAGGGCGAAGAAATTGATGGCTGGGTATACGAAGAAAAGGGTGTCCGCCAGCTCGAAGCCGCGGCAAAAGAGGCATGGAATAGCCGTAATGCCAGGCACATAAGCCTCTATAACGGGGAGGCGTTGCAGAAGCAGCCCATCGCATGGGAGGCGCGTTTTTCTCGCGTTATTTTTAATGACTGGTGTAGAAGAAAAAACATTCATCCATCCCATATGCAAGCTCTGTGGACGGGCTGGGAAGGGCTGCGTCAGCTTCTGTTGGGGAAAACAAAATAATGACGAAATTAACTATAACCAGAGAACGTCTGGTGCAGCTCGCCGATGAAAACACGATTTGCAAAGTCTCTTGGGATGAGCGAATTGAACTGGCTCACATCGCTCTGGCCGCAATGGACAGCGAGCCACACACTGACGATGAATTATCTAATTTGCTGTGGTTCTCACAAGAAGCTTCCTGTCATTCTGATCCGAACTACTACTGTGAATTTCAGCGCCTGGCAACACCTGGATTCATCGCCTCGATAATTCGCGAGCTCCAGCAGCGCCGCAAGGCCGCTTGTCCACCCCCAGGGAGGCGTCCGACTGATGCGTGAACACGTCTTAATGCGCATCCTGGCCCAGCGCACACAAAAGGGCTTGGCCACCGGCAGTGATGGCTTTACCTCGACCGCTACGCTGTCGTTTGACGTTGGTCTGAATACCCGCGCGCTGCGTCGCGTTCTCGATGAAGCAGTGCGCGTGGGAGCGGCAGAACGCCGGGAAAACGGGCCGGGGAAACCGTATAGCTACCGGATGAGGGTGAAGGGATGATTTTAGATCACCGCAGCCACACTGCGATGGAGCATCGAGACAGCTGGAGAACGGACCCGCGCATGGCCGCGGGCTTGTTTGAGGTGTTACGCCCCTGCTCTATCGATGGCTGTGCCAGCGATGAAAACCACCTGCTGCCGGAGTATTTCACCCGGCAGGATAATTGCCTGCAGCTGGACTGGAAGGGGGAGGCAAAGCGCCGGGGGGTGCAACCGGCTGTGTATGTGAACCCACCGTATTCGAAGGAGGATCTTCGTGCGAAGTCGCCACATAACGGCATGGCCAACTTTTTCAAAAAGGCGCGGGAAGAGGCAGAGCGAGGTGTATATTCTCAGTGGTTTTTCCGTGCCCGCCCGGGCGAAGGTTGGTTCCCCTGGCTGCTGGCCAGCCGGGTCTGGTTTATCGTTGGCAGGGTCGGCTTCGTTAGTTCAGAAACTCTGATGATTGACGACCAGCAAACGGAGAACCACTGCGTGGCCGAGTTTATCCCCGGCGAGTTTCCGTTTATGGCCACCGGGATGGCGTTAAACCGTGATGATGTTATCTCAGCCGGTCAAAAAGCCATCTATTCTAATAAATATCCAGTAATTACAGCGCGATACGAGCAAATTATGAGCTAACTAACGTATTTTTGACATAAACACTTGGATAATTCTCCCTCTATTATTACACTGTATAAATAAACAGTATTAAAGTTTAGAGGGAGATCACATGCGTATAGAAGTTCTTATCGATCAAGAAGCTAAAGTATCTGCTAAGGTCATTGATGCTTTGCAGGCCGAAGTTCAACGCCAGATCTCCCCTCTTTTTCCGCGTTTCACGTTACGCATAGCAAAAAGTTCAAACTCATTGGTACAGGTCACAGGTACTACGTCGACGGATGAGCATAAACAGATCATGGATGTGCTCGAGAGAATCTGGGCCGATGATAGCTGGTTGCCTGAATAATAAGATCTGGCGGGGTTGAGGAGGAAGGATGAAGAACGAAGAGATGTGCAGCACCGATTTACTGGCCGTCAAATTAAAACAACTGTCGTCGATGCTTCAGGTTATCAGACGAACGCTGGACAGTAACGAGGGTAGCATTTATCTAAACGAGGTCATTGATATGATGGGTACAGCAGGCCAGATGACGGCAGACTGCGAAATGTTGCGCCGGAGGATAGATGCCGAGCTGTACCAGAAGAGCAGTAAATATCACGACCTTCTCAGCCTGAATGAATGAAAAAAGTGGGACCGAGGTCCCACCTTTTTTTTATGCGGCAGCCTTGTCGACTGTGAGCTGCACAACACGGTTTAATTGCCGCAATGCCAGCTCGACGGTTTCAACTTTTGACGAGTGCGCGACATCGAGCAGGCGATCAATTTGCTGCCCTTTCATGCCCATTAATCGAGCCAGTTCAGCCTTGCGAGTACCCGATGCGAGCATGGCATTATGCAGCGCAGCTTTCATCACGACCAGAACAGGCAGAGTAATGATGTATTCCCCTTCCTCCGGCTGGCTGGCTTCAGGAATTGGCCGGCGTTCCTCGACCTCGATAGACAGCGCCATAATTGCCGCATCGACCGCTTCCAGCAATGCTTCATCAACGCTATCGCCGACAGAATTCAGAAGCGGAAGATCGCGGCAGGAAACCACCCAGGCGCCAGTATCAGAGTCATGTTCCAGTTTTACGGCATAGTTAAACATTGTGACCTCTCGATAAAGGCTGGGGCCTTACAGCCCCAGATCCTTGATTATTTTCTTTCTTAGCGGTTCTGGCATCTCTTTGGAACCGTGGTCTGGAAAAATCGACCTCTTCCCATTCAATGCCACCTTTTGATGGCTACCGCCTCCCGGTGCTTTGGTGAACTCGGCACCTTGTCGGAGGAGCCAACGCTTGAACTCACTGTATTTCATGCGCTCTCCTTAACCAACACAGAAAGTATAACAAATTAGTGAACAAACACAACATATTTGATGTAAAAAATCACATAAATGTTATTAAAATGACTGGCTTTAACTACCCACCAGAGTTACATTGGCTGTCAACGGCGGGACGCCAACCGCTATAACAAGCTGAAAAGACAGGAGTAAATATGAATTACGAAGGTAGCGAAGAAGTCAGAAAAGACCTGAAAAAACTCACCGAAGCGGTGTATGAGTTATTCCGCCAGGCTTCAGAGTTTGAGAGCCGGTACAAATGGAATAAAGGCACGCTCGTAGAACGCCTGACAGGCGCTGCCGTGGGCACAGTGAAGGATGAACTGGCCGAGGTTTATAACCGAATTGCAGAGATAGAGCACCAGTTTCAGGACTAACAGAACGGGCCGGACGCCACCGGCCCTCATTAACGACAGGAGAACGATCATGGGGTTTAAAAAATTACGCGAAGAGATGAGCGACGCAGCAATCAGTCTGGAATATGTTATGCGTGGGCATCACTGGATCGGCATCGATGAGTTGGCAGATGTCTGCCAGTGTCGGCGTGAAATCATCGAATTTACGCTGGAACAGATGATCTGTTTTGATATGGTACACCGCGACAAATGGGGAAAATACTCACTAACCCCGGCATATCGGGAATTCCCCAGCGCGGCATAATTCAGATTGGGACCACGGTCCCAATTTCATCGTTGCAAAAACATCACAAAAAACTTATCATTTTTCTAAGTTGGGAATTTTGTAACCAACACCCTCAAAACCGCCGCTCAGGCGGTTTTTTTATGCCTTGGAAATGGGCGCTGCAGCATGTGTCACCATACTGCAGCTTTCAGCCCGTGCCACCTGCCCGGGTGAAATCAAGGCCCATTGCTGATTGCGCAACAGCAAAAAGAGCCTAACAAAAAAGGCCACGAAAGACCATGAAAAACACTGTAAAAATAAACAGTGCAACACTTGTGCATGCAGATTCACTGGAATACATAAAAACCCTGCCGGATAACTGCATAGACGCCATTATCACTGACCCGCCGTATTATCGCGTGAAGGATGATTCCTGGGATAACCAATGGTCCACCGTGACGGATTATCTGGCCTGGCTGGATGAGTTTTTCGCCGAGTTCTGGCGTGTTCTGAAACCAGCTGGCTCGCTGTATGTGTTTTGTGGGCCGAAACTATCATCGGATACTGAGCTGCTATTACGTGACCGGTTTAACGTGCTGAACCACATCATCTGGGCGAAGCCTAGTGGGCGCTGGAGGCGCTGCAGGAAAGAGGATTTTCGATCGTACTTCCGGGCCAGCGAGCATATTCTTTTTGCCGAACATTACGGTGCGGAAGGATTTGCAAAAGGGCAGGCCGGGTATGCGACAAAATGTCGCGAGCTGAAGGGCCAGGTATTCGAACCTTTGATCGCCTATTTCCGTGATGCGCGCCAGCGCTTGGGGGTATCTGCAGCCGAAATTAATGCCGTGACCGGCACGCAGATGTGCAGCCACTGGTTTAGCGCCAGTCAATGGCAGTTGCCGAATGAGCGGCAGTACCAGGCGCTGCAGGCGCTGTTTAACAGGAAGGCAGCGGCACTGGGTACCACAGGGCTTACCGAATCGCATACAGCGTTGCAGGAGGAGTACGGTACGCTGACGGTGCGGTATTCCGAACTGACCACGCAGTATGCCGACCTGCGCCAGCAGTATGAGGATTTACGGCGCCCATTCCGGGTAACAAAAGATGTTCCGCATACTAACGTGTGGACGTATCCATCGGTACCGTACTATCCGGGACGACACCCTTGCGAAAAACCGCTGGAGATGATGATCGACATCCTCTCGGCCAGTACGCGCCCTGGCGATGTGGTCGCTGACTTTTTTATGGGGTCAGGGGCCACAATTAAAGCTGCTTTGCAGCTGGGCCGCGAAGCAATCGGCGTCGAACTGGAAGAGGAGCGATTTTTACAGACAGTCTCCGAGATAGAAAAACAATAATCAACAGCCCCGCCATCGAGCGGGGCTTTTTATTACCCGCCACGCGGGTGGCGGAGTCATGAACACAGCTATCGAATATGGAAATCCTGATCTCTGGCTCGTCTTGCTCATGTTAGCCGCCGGGGTGATATCGAACGCCCTGCTTTCTGAAAACCCTATCAACCCGCGACGCCTTATTGGCGACGTTCTCCGAGGCGTCATTGTTGCCATCATCATCTGGACCTACGGAGTGATGGGCAACGTCTCAATTTTGAAGGTGATTACTCTCGCCGGTTTATCAGCCGTTGCATGGCCGCATACCGTCAATGAAATCACCGGCTTTGCAAAAAGAACAATCAGCCGATTTTTCGGTGGGAGAAAATAACAATGAACTATGGACTGGTGAGCAAATGTGACGCGGTGCGATATGCCACGGTCATTTGTGACGTAATCGGCCACGGGAAAAACAATGCCGCTGTGTCGCTTTGCGTTGAAACCGCCGCTGCCGAGACACTACTCGGTGAATACAAAGACCCGACACCTACCAGTGCGGGAACGGGGCTGACCCAGGTCGATCTGGGAACGTTTGAATGGCTCCGTAATAAGTACAAAAACGGCCGTTATGCCAGCGCGCTATTGAGAGAGTTTGGCGTTGATCTAAGCCGGACTGTTTATCAGGAGCTGAGGACATCCCCTCTGCTGGCGATGCTGTTTTGCCGTCTACGTTATCTGGCCGTTTCCGAGTCGATTCCGGCGACAAGGGAAGAGCGCGCAGACTACTGGAAGAAGTATTACAACACCTCGGCGGGCAAAGGCACACCAGAGGACTACATCGAGAAGTGCCGGCGTGCTGGCGTTGATGCGCTATTCACGCAGTGAGGCGCGAGGAGTGATTATGAACAGTTTAAAACGAATGGCTAAAGCCTGGCTGCTGATGAATACCGCGTTCGTCCTTCTCGTCATGGCAACTCGGCCTGCGCTGGCGGGCGACGGTCTGGATCTGGATTCGATTCTGAACATCCTGCCCCCTGGCTGGGCCAGTGGCGTGACCGGCGTGTTTATCGTGCTGTACGCGCTGGCGCAGCTGCGTGCCGTACTCCCACCTGCAGTAACCAAAAAAATCCCGGCGGTGATTATGACAGTCCTCGATTTTGTCGCTGCGAACTATGCCCACGCACGTAACGCCGACGCTATCAGCAAGGCGGCGCGGGACGCGGGGAAAGGCAACGGTCTCACTGATTCGCAGTACCGCGTAATGGTTGAGACGGCAAAAAATAACGGAGAACTGCGTGGAAGCCGGATTGAGAGCGCTGGCGATTATCCTGGAGATGATCGCCCAGGTAGTAAAAGCCCGCAATGAAACGGAGCGGCAGGCGCGGATTGATTATGCGCGTAACAACCCGGCTGATTATCTGCGCCGCTTTGGCCGGGTGCGCGAAGTCACTACCGATGATACCGGCGCTGAATCCGGCACCGTGCGCAGCAGAAAAACCGACGATTGATGTGGTCCACATCGACGGCCATTTCGTCATTTCAGACGACGACATGGGGAAATTAACCGGCTATGTAGCCGCGCTTGAGGCGGGTTGTACCGCCCCGAACTGAGGATTTATGGCGATTTTTAAAACGATGAGTAAACGCTACATCCAGAGCACATTCACCCATAAGGCGCTGTTTATGGGGATAGTCCCGGTATACATCAACATCACGACACTGGATGTGGCTGTACGAAATGGTGTGCCTGACTGGTTGTTCGATGTCGTTGAATGGGCTGGCTATAAGGTGCGCTATCTGCTGGGGAAAGCGAAGCGCGGTTATGAGCAGCAGGGTGATTTCCTGTTTACGGGAACGATTAAAAAGGACGGTAAATGAAGGTTTATATTGCTGGCCCGATGACGGGACGAAAGAATTTTAACCGTGAGGCGTTTAACAAAGAAGTTGATCGCTTAACTTGCCACGGCCACACCGTTCTGAACCCCGCCAGCCTGCCTGACGGGCTGGAGCAGCGCGAGTTCATGGATATCTGTTTCGCCATGCTCCGCTGCGCTGACGCGATTCTGATGCTTCCTGGCTGGCAGACGTCCTCCGGCGCCACGGCGGAATACCACTACGCGTACAAAATGGAGTTGCCGGTTTACTCAACCCTGCACTATCCGCCCGTAGCTGAAACCGTACCAGCGTAACAGGAGCGTGGTCCCAATATCCCCGGAAAGGGATAAGCAGCACTCTATCCCCTACAAAGGATAATCAGGCTGGGACCACGGTCCCAGCTTATTCACATGATGCAAAGCAAAGGCCACCTTCTGGTGGCCTTTATTTTTTATCCCAACTTAACTGGAGAAAATTATGTCCGGTATTCCAAAGCTGTCTGATGTCATGCGTTCTCAGACTGTAACCATCACAAATGACGGTTATGAAATGGAAAGTATTGCAGGAAAGGCTTTTTATAGCGTAAGTGGACTTCGCGGAAAAGTTGAAGGTATTCCGGAATATTTCCCGATTACTCTGACAGTAAATAATAAACGTAATATTACTCAGCTGGTAAGTGACACTACTTCTCAATCTGCAGGTAAGTTTTCAGGCACAGTTCGTGCTCCCGATAAAACCCATCTTTGCGGTAATACCATCGAGCAAGAAACGCTTTCAGCGGTGTTAGTGCATTACCTTCCCACTACTGATCTGGATAAAGCCCGCGAGCACGCTGTAAAGCTGGCGTCTGCTGTCAAAGCTTCATTTGCCGAATTGGACCGAGCTACTGGTGGTTACGTTATTGACAAATGCGCTAGCGCTTTTATTTCTTCCGGAAAAATCATTGCAGAAAGAATCCCCTCATCACCACTTAAGCCGAGCCTCAAAGGTGAGGGAGAGCAGGCTTCAACCCTTATGATTAAGGTTGAAATCGATGCCAGCTCAGTCCTGCAGTCGCTGGATGAAGTCGAAAGCGCCATATCTAAGCACCTTGCTACCGGTTTAGATAAAGCGCTTAAGCCTGGCGGTACAATCTGGTCTGCTATTAAGAATCATCGCTAATGCCAGCCCGCTCTAAACGGCCGTGCCGGCACAATGGATGCTCGGCAATAACCAACGACGCTAGCGGCTACTGTGACACACACCGCCAGCAACACGCTGGGGATGGCTGGCGTAACTATCAGGCAGGAAAAAGTCGGCAAGAACGCGGGTATGGCCGTCCGTGGGAGATTCGCCGGTCGCGCATCCTCCAGCGCGACAAATACCTTTGCCAGAACTGCCGACGCCACGGCATTGCCACGAAAGCCGACAGCGTCGACCACATCATCCCGAAAGCTCACGGCGGTACCGATGATGATTCCAACCTTGAATCATTGTGCTGGCCGTGCCACAGAACGAAAACCGCAACAGAGAGAACACGATGAAAGATTTTAAGATTGAATATGTTGATGGGCAACTGGTTGCGCTGGACATTGACGGGAAGCCGCAACTGGATAAGACAGCAGTCCAGGCCATTAGCTTTACGCATGAGCAAGGTGCCGCCCCTGTACTGAGAATAACCGTCGCAGAGCAGATTGTCGCGCCTGCGCAGCCTGAAATTACTCAGGAAGCACCACAGCAAGTACAGGTGACATTGCCACCTAATGCACCGCATGCCCGCCCGCCTCGCAACAAAAACCGCAATCGTAACCGGAGCCATTAATTATGTTCAGTCGTGATGATTTGACCATCTCGATGTATTACGCATCGTCCACCGATTCCGAATCGGGGAACAAGCTGGCCACGATGACCGTCGAGGTCCGTGACACCAGCCCTATTGCCGATCTGGTCCTGATGACGCAGCTGCAGTGCGTGACCGACAAGGCAAAAAAGAAAACGTACACCGTGGGCAAGCAAAGCATTGCCAATGGCTCTGATCCCCTGCTGATTGCGATTGAGCAATACTGGCGGACGGGCACGGAAACTCTGGTTAAAGACCTGCTGGCAGAGGTCATGGACTTTATCTCTGGCAGCATCGCGAGTGATACCACCTGGGTCGGCCAGTACGGGTTGAAGGTTTTCGAGAACCGGGCACTAGCCGAACGCCTTCCGGAGAGCGTGTTGCAGGCTGATGGTGGCGCAGCTGCGCCAGCGCCAACTGAATCCTGACGGCAGGCATTACAACAGGCGCTCTTAGAGTGCCTGTGATAATGTTTTTCCATCAAATGGAAGGCGAGGTTGAGATGAAAATTCTATTGGTCGGCGGTCCCTATGATGGTCAGGGTTTCGACATCGAGGTGGACAGAAAAGGAAAACCCGTACTCGATGTGTTGTATATGCCACGCCGGACGACTATTGCAGAAGGATGCGTTGAACATCTCGCCGGTGTACCTGATCTTGAAGACATGGTTTTACGCTACCTATTGATAGAAGCTCCGGTACCTGAATGGAGCGATGGCCGTTGGCGTTATTCGCCAACGAAATGGTTCTGGGAGTACCACTATGAAGGCTGATGATTGGATTAATGTTGATGACCAGCTACCAGAAAGTGAAGAGGCAAGGTGGTCTGCTGAAGTTATTGCGCTGAGTGATTCAGGAGATATCTTCAAACTATCCTGCATGGGATCGTATTGGCAAAGGTCGAAGGCATTCATTGAGTCCGGTTCAACAAAGATAACGCACTGGATGCCACTGATATATCCAGAATAGAAAACAGGTCGCTAACGCGGCCTTTTTTATTGGAGGCCATGATGGCTTACACCCGCTGCACCTATTGTGGTTCACCGCTCCATACATACGCCAACTGCCCGAAAACGTGGGGAGGTTCATCGCGCCGCGCCAATCTGCTCTGCAGTTATTGTGGCCAGTCCGGGCATAACTCGAATGCCTGTCCGCACAATGCCAGCAGTGGCCGCCGCCGCAACCTGAATGACGACTTTACTCTCGACTGAACCGGTACCTCGATGGCGGCGGGCGGGATTAGTTTCATTATGAAATCATTCAATTTGCAACCATTATCCACCCTAATAATGATAACCATTATCATCTAAACCAATCGCAAATGATAATCAATGTCATTTGAGGGGGTAGGGGGGGATCAAATCCTCAACCCCTTTCGCGCTTCAGGACTGCCGCTCCCGGTAGATTTTTGCGCGTGAGAAATAAGAACTTTTTTTTGAGGTGTTTTTGGATGAGTACAGGGATGAGATCGCCCGGCGGCGGACGAAAGTCGAACAATTCCGGAACGCAAGTTAGCTCTCTGACCAGAGCGGTTTCACCACCTGATGAATTGCTCGGTGACATGGCGGTCGATGCCTGGCGACGAACGTGCAAGATTTTGATCAGCCGCGGCTCATTTGAAATGGAGGACTGCTATCTCCTCATGGAGTACTGCAATACGGTGCAGCTTCTCTACGATGCCAACCAGGAAATAAAAAATGATGGTATCGGCGATGAAACAGCTGCCGGTGGCCAGAAGATGGGCGCCGCAGTAAAAGCGCGGGACAAATACATCAGCCAATTAATCCGCCTGAGCGTTGTTCTAAAACTGGACCCCAATAGCCGGGTCCGGAAGAAACAGCCCGGAGATAACGACAAAAATAGCGGAAACGAATTCGACGAATTTTAATTGGGACCACGGTCCCAATTTTTTTAGGGACTAACGATGGCCGCATATCCAAACGTCAGTGTGGCGAATAAATATGCGCGGGATATCGTAGACGGGAAAATAGTTGCCTGCAGATTTATCCGGCTGGCATGCCAGCGCCATTTTGACGATCTAAAAAAATCACTCGATAAAAACTATCCCTATAGGTTCGACAGGGATTTAGCTGAGCGGTCCTGCCGGTTCGTTCAGTTGTTGCCCCATTCAAGTGGGGATTTAGCAGGGCAGAAGTTGAAGCTGGAACCGTGGCAAAGTTTCATCTTCTGCTCGATTTTTGGCTGGGTCACGAAGAAGGATAAAAAACGCCGATTTCGCGAAGCGTACATCCGGGTAGCCAGGAAAAACGGTAAGTCGTTTTTTGCTGCCGGGATTGGCACCTACATGTTTTGCGCTGATGGCGAAAACAGCGCAGAGGTGTACTGCGGTGCGACAACGATGGCGCAGGCGAAAAAGGTATTCACCCCAGCCAGGCAAATGGCGAGCCGTCTGCCGGCTCTCCAACGAAAATTTGATATATCGGTATGGACCGACAGCCTGACCCGTCCGGATGGTTCTGTTTTTGCGCCTATGGCGGGAAAACCCGGTGATGGTGACAGCCCGCATTGCGCGATTATTGACGAGTATCACGAGCACGATACGGATCACATGTACGAGGCGATGACGATGGGCATGGGCGCCCGCTCGCAGCCTCTGACGCTGATTATCACTACAGCTGGGTCATCGCTGGAATCGCCGTGTTACGACAAGGACAAAGAGGTTAAAGAAGCTCTCAGCGGTATTGTTCAAAATGAACGCCTGTTCGGGATGATTTACGAACTCGATGATGGAGACGACTGGACTGACCCGAAAAACCTGATTAAGGCGAACCCTAATCTGGACGTTTCGGTTAAGTACAGCGACCTGGTCGAGCTTCTGGAAGTCGCAAAACAGGTCCCCCGCAAGGTCAACGCTTTCAAAACCAAACGACTCAACATCTGGGTATCGGGCAAATCTGCGTTCTTCAATATGGAGCACTGGAAGGCCGCAGAAGATACCAGCTTGACGCTGGAAGATTTCGTTACTGACGACTCAAATCTCGGTCTCGATCTGGCTCAAAAGCTCGATATGAATGCTGGAGTCAGGCTATTTACGCGCGAAATCGACGGGAAACGGCACTATTACTGCATTAAACCCAAATTCTGGGTACCGGAAGATACGATCAACACCACTGACCCGAAACTGCTGAAAACCGCTGACAGGTATCAGAAGTTCTACGAAGCGGGGGTGCTTGAAGCGACGGATGGCGCAGAAGCGGATTATCGCGAGATTCTGGCCAGCATTATCGACATGCAGGCTGAGACCCGTATTGATGAGATCGATATCGACCCCGCCGGTGCGACAGCACTGCGTCACCAGCTGGAAGATCACGGGTTCACCTGCGTTGATATCAGGCAGGACTACACAAACATGTCGCCGGCAATGAAAGAGCTTGAAGCCGCGCTAGCCGGCGGCCGCTTTCATCACGACGGCAACCCCATAATGACGTGGTGTATCAGCAACGTTATCGGGAAATTTATACCCGGTAGCGATGATCGCGTTCGCCCGACGAAAGGGGACAAGCAAAGCAAAATTGATGGCGCAACGGCGCTATTCAACGCCATGACTCGCGCATTGCTGAACGAAGGCAGCGGCGGATCATCGATATACGATGAGGTAGATATCGCGTGTTAATTGCAATTTTGAGTTTCATTATCGGCCTCGCAGGGGCTGTATCTGTGTCAACCGGTGCCTGGCTGATATCACCTGCAGCAGGGTTTATCACCGGCGGGATCATCTGCCTGCTCTGGTCTTTTCTAATCGCACGCTCGGCATCTGCCAGCGTTAAAAATAACGGGGAGAAATAATGTTCATTCCCCAGATGTTTCGTGGACAAAAACGGTCCGTATCAGGGGGTGTTTTTTGGGAGGCGATGCTGGGCGGCGTCAGTTCAAGCCAGAGTAAAGCCGGTATCATGATTACGCCGGAAACGGCGCTTGCGCTTTCCGCTGTTCGAGCGTGCGTAACCCTCCTGGCGGAGTCCGTCGCGCAGCTGCCTGTTGAACTTTATCGACGAGATAAAAATGGAGGGCGGCAACGCGCGACAGACCACCCGATTTATGACCTGATTCACTCCCAGCCAAACAAAAAAGACACCTCATTCGAGTACTTTGAGCAGCAACAGGGGTTGCTGGGGCTGGAGGGAAATTGCTACTCGATCATCGAGCGCGATGGAAAAGGCTACCCGAAAGAGTTGATCCCAATTAACCCGAAAAAGGTGATTGTCCTGAAGGGGCCGGATGGGATGCCGTATTACGAAATCCCGGAAATCGGCGAAACCCTACCAATGCGCATGATGCACCATGTGAAAGTATTTTCGCTGGATGGCTATATCGGTACCTCTCCCATTCAGACGAACGCCGACGTTCTTGGTCTGAATCTGGCCGTTGAAGAGCATGCATCAGCCGTGTTCCGTCGTGGCACCACAATGAGCGGCGTGATTGAACGGCCAAAAGAAGCGGGAGCAATTAAAAGCCAGGACGCGATTGACCGCCTGCTGGCGAAATGGACCGACCGCTATTCAGGGATACACAACATGTTCTCTGTGGCGCTGCTGCAGGAGGGGATGAGTTACAAATCGCTCTCGCAGGACAACGAGAAAGCGCAGCTGCTGCAGTCGCGTCAGTGGGGCGTGGAAGAGGTTTGCCGCCTCTACAAAATCCCGCCACACATGGTGCAAATGCTGGCGAAAGCGACCAACAACAACATCGAGCACCAGGGCCTGCAGTTCGTGATGTATACGCTGCTGGCATGGTTGAAGCGCCATGAAGGCGCGCTGCAGCGTGATTTGTTGTTGCCCAGCGAACGCCGTGACTTGTATATCGAATTCAACGTTTCCGGCTTACTGCGTGGTGACCAGAAATCGCGTTATGAGTCCTATGCGCTTGGCCGCCAGTGGGGCTGGTTGTCGGTTAACGATATCCGGCGTATGGAGAACCTGCCGCCGATAGCCGGAGGTGAAAAATATCTGACGCCGCTGAATATGGTCGACAGCACTCAAATCATCCCTGGCGATAAAAAGCCAACCGCGAAGCAGATGACGGAAATCGAAGCCATTCTGGCCAGATCCTGAATACCACTGCAGCGCGGGCTTACCTGGTAAAAATCATGACAACCAAACTGATTAACTATCCGCACCTTGCGGAGATGGTCTTTGGCGTGCCGCATTACGTGTCACGGCAGACGATGGATTCTGTGAAAGCGGTACTGATCCCCCGCATTCAGGGAACGGTCGACGATAGCAGCATCCAGTTAGCACTAAATCCGGACAACGCCTCCGCAGCGGAGCAGGTACAGCCAGCCGGTGGCGTAGCGGTTATTCCTGTCCACGGATTACTTGTACCACGCCGCGGGCAGATTACGCAGGCCTGTACCGAGCTAACCAGCTATGAGCGAATCCGCAGCCAGCTGAGTATGGCGCTAAACGATCCGTCGATTAGCGAAATCGTGCTGGATATTAACTCCGGCGGCGGTGCAGCGGTGGGCTGTAAAGAACTGGCCGACTACATCTATCAATCCCGTGAAACGAAACCCATCACGGCGATTGTTAACTACAACGCCTATTCCGCGGCATATTTCATCGCGTCGGCCTGTAGCAAAATCGTCGTCAGTCAGACCAGTGGCGTGGGGTCCATCGGTGTGATTATGGAGCACCTTGATACGTCAAAGCTGGAAGAAAGGATGGGGCTGACGTTCACGACAATATTCAGGGGGGACAACAAAAATAACGGGACCCAACATGAACCGCTGAGTGAAGAGGCGCTGGGCATGTTCCAGGGAATGATCGACGAGATGTACGAAACGTTTACTGGCTCGGTGGCCGAATATCGCGGCATCGAGCAGCAGGCAGTGATTGATACGCAGGCGGGGATGTTCTTTGGCCCTGGTGCAGTTTCAGCGGGTCTGGCCGATGAAGTCTCAGATCCGCAGTCGGCAATTAACGCCATTGCGGCGAAGTACAAATCGCCCCAGAAAACCAGCTCCATTCAATTCCGGGCAGCAGCGATGGATATTCAAGCCCAAATGTAACCCGACGCCAGCGCGTCACCTCTAAGCAGCCTCCGGGCTGCTTTTTTTATGTCTAAAAAAGAGAGAAATACAATGCCACATATTGAAGAATTGCGTCGTCAGCGTGCGGGTATTAACGAACAGGTCCAGGCCCTGGCGACCATTGAAGCGAGCGGCGGTACGCTGACGCTGGAGCAACTGACCGAATTTTCCGGCCTGCAGCAGCAGTTCACCGATATCAGCGCCAAAATGGAACGTCTGGAAGCCGCAGAACGTGCAGCCGCGGTCGTCGCGAAGCCGGTTAAGGCGACCCAGCATGGCCCGGCCGTCATTGTCAAAGCAGAGCCGAAGCAATACGTCGGCGCCGGGATGACCCGCATGGTCATGTCGATTGCTGCAGCGAAGGGCGATCTGCGTGATGCGGCTACGTTCGCCGCCGAAGAACTGAATGACCAGAGTGTCTCGATGGCCATCTCAACCGCATCGGGTTCTGGCGGCGCACTTATCCCGGAAAATATGCAAAACGAAGTGATCGAGCTGCTGAGTGATCGCACCATCGTTCGTAAGCTGGGAGCTCGCTCGATCCCTCTGCCTAACGGCAATATGTCATTACCGCGTTCTGCTGGCGGTGCAACGGCCAGCTATACCGGTGAAGGGAAGGATGCTAAGGCGTCTGAATCAAAATTCGACGATGTAAAACTGAATGCGAAAACCATGATCGCGCTGGTACCGATTTCGAACCAGCTGATTGGCCGCGCCGGTTTTAACGTTGAGCAACTGGTTCTGCAGGACATTCTGACCGCCATCTCGGTTCGTGAAGATAAAGCGTTTATGCGTGATGACGGTACCGGCGATACCCCGACTGGTATGAAAGCACGCGCAACGCAGTGGAATCGGCTGTTGCCCTGGGAAGCGGCAGCGGAAATCAACCTGAAGACGGTTGATGAATACCTGGACAAAGTTATTTTGATGGCTATGGATGGCAATAGCCTGATGATCCGTTGTGGCTGGGGTATGTCGAACCGCACCTATATGAAACTGTTTGGCCTGCGTGATGGCAACGGTAACAAAGTCTACCCGGAAATGGCGCAGGGTATGTTGAAAGGCTACCCGATTGAACGCACCAGCGCGATCCCGGTTAACCTGGGTGACAGCGGTAAAGAATCAGAAATTTATTTCGCGGACTTCAACGATGTTGTCATCGGTGAAGACGGTGCCATGAAGGTCGATTTCTCCAAAGAGGCGACGTACAAAGATGCTGAAGGCAATCTGGTTTCTGCATTTGCGCGTAACCAGTCTCTGATCCGCGTTATAACTGAGCATGACATCGGCTTCCGTCACCCGGAAGGCTTGGTGCTGGGTACCGGCGTTCTATTCTAACCGACCCGGCATCCGTGAATAAGGCCCGCATATGCGGGCTTTTTCTTTTTCAGATTCAGGAGACTGAAAATGGCAGGCAAAACAACGAAAACTGCGACAACCAAAGATGAGACGGCAGGCGTCGATTCTACCGGCGCGGATAGCAATATCGCTGATGCGGCCCTCGGCGCCGCCAGCGACACCGCAAACGGTGCCGATGGTGGTGGCAGTAGCGAAACCGGGGAAAATGCATCGGGGAGCGACGCCGACGCGGCCGGGGCTGACCCGGACCATACCGGCCCGGGTAATAGTGAAAATGGGACCACGGTCCCAGCGGGAGTAAATGTGCCAGAACGTAAAGCCGTCGTTTTCCTTGGTCCGCATCATCGCTATTCACGCGGGGATAAAGCCTGGTTTGATTCGCAATATGCTGAAACGCTGGTAGAACGCAACATTGCCGCCTGGCCGAAAGACGCAAAACGCGCGTTGGCACCCCGCCCGGGAGACCACGATTTTGATACTGACATTGGATGATGTGAAAACCCAGCTCCGTCTGGAACTGGATTTCACCGAGCATGACGACATGCTCACGAAAATGGTCGCCGCCGCGCAGCGGAGTATTGAGCGCGATTACTACTGCAAGCTGGTCGCCAGCGATGCAGAGCTGCAGGCGCTCCCGGAGACGGTCCGGGGATTCGTTGCCGATGAGGATATCAAGCTGGCCGTGCAGTATCTGGTCAGCGATGCGTATCTGAATGGCCACATGGGCCAGTGGCTGGAAACTGCCGCAGTAAGGCACCTGCTTTTCCCCCTGCAGGAGCACACCGTATGAGCCTGAAACCGGGAGAAATGAACTGTCGTATTGCAATCAGCTATGTCCAGTCTGGACGGGGGCCTCTGGGCGAACCGCTACCGGAGACACTGGTCGAGGCAGGCAAAGCCTGGGCGAAGGCCGAGCTGGTATCGGGCCGAAAGGTGCGAACGCAGGATCAGGAGCAGGTGGTGGAAACCCGTTTGTTTACGGTTTATCCGGGGGTTTTGGTCGATTTGGACTGGAAAATCACGACGAAAGAACTGATTTACACCGTCCGGAATATCGACCGAAAAACGGACCGGATCATCATTACGGGGGAGGCGGACGGGCGCCATGATAGAGCTGGCAATTAAAACCGCCCTGGAGCGCATTACCGGCCTGAATGCTTACCCGCTGCTGTTGCCGGATAGCGAGCAGGAGGGAGTAACGTTTCAACGAATTTCAGACCCGGAGATGTACGCGGGAACACTGTGGACCGGACTCATTTCAGCGCGGTTTCAGGTGACAATTTACCGAATTGACGACTACACCGACCTCCTGCAGCTGGACAAAAAAATCTGGTCTGAATGGAAGCCAATCGTTCATGGTCAGCTGGAGGGTATCCCGGTTCAGTACATTGAACGCGGCGGTATCCGGCAGGACAAAACGACGTTGACGAACCGGCGCAGCCAGTACCGCCTGATCCGCGATTTCATCATTCACTACGCGGAGGATACGTCGTGATACGAATGGAAGTGAAAGGGCTGGATGAGCTGGAGCGGCAGTTAATGGCCCTGGGCGAAAAAGTGGCGACGAAGGTATTACGGGATGCCGGGCGCGAAGCGCTAAAGGTCGTCGAGGAAGATATGAAGCAGCATGCCGGCTTCGACGAAACGTCTGCCGGGCCGCACATGCGGGACTCAATCAAAATTCGCTCTTCCACCCGTAAGGGTAAAGGGAACGCGGTTGTAACGCTCCGTGTTGGCCCCAGCAAACAGCACCATATGAAGGCGCTGGCGCAGGAGTTCGGCACGGTTAAGCAGGTTGCAGCCCCCTTTATTCGACCCGCCCTGGATTACAACGTCCAGACCGTTTTACGCGTTCTGACCGTGGAAATTCGAAACGGTATTCAAAACAGGTAGCGACCACTACCGATTAATAAAAGAGAGACATCATGCCTGATAATAAAACATCGCCGGAATATGCCATGTTGCCGGCAGGCACTATTGTGAAATACGGGGATCCCGGCGCGGCAGCCGCAGCGCTGAAACCTTTGGTTAACTGTAAAGCAGTGGGGGCTATGGGGCAGACCGGCGGTTTTGTCGACTGCACCACACTTATCGACACGCAAAAACAATCCATCAGTGATCTGCCGGATGGCCCGGAGAAATCATTGGGCTTTATCGACGATCCGAAAAACACCGACTTTGCCGCGCTGCTTAACGCTGCCGAGGCGCGTAAAACCATCCAGCTTTACGTTGAGCTGCCGAACGGACGAACGTCGACGATGTTGCTGGCGCTGTCTGGCTGGCAGATGAACGAAATCACCGCACCGGCGAGCGAGGTTATTCAGATCACCGTCCAGGGAAAACAGAACAAAATCACCTGGGGCACTGTTGCAGCTGGCGGCGAATAAGCAGCATTTCTATCCATAACAGACAGCCACCTCCGGGTGGCTTTTTATTTTTAAGGACGACCCGTGAAAGATAAAAATTATGACCTGTCCGCGCTTAAATCCGCGCTGCTTAAATCAGTTCCTACCGTAGCGAAAACCGAGCTGTTTGGTGCGCCAGTTTTTATCCGCCGACTGACGGGGGATGAGCTGATTAGCTACGAAGAAACAATGGCTGAAGCCGCAAAGTCTGGCGTACCGCGTGAGGCATCGGAGCATTTAATTCAGATTGTTATCGATGCGCTGGTTCAGCCGGATGGAACCGCCATTCCCGACGAATTTAAACCCACGGCAGCCGAGCTGCTGAAGGTCCATGAAAACCCCGAACTGCTGGAAGCGGTGGACAAAGTGAAACGTCACTCCATTGGGACGCTGGAGCAAGCGGAAAAAAACTAAATGACTCGCCCTGGCTGGAGCTGATTTTCTGGCTGGCCGACCGCTGGGGCGAGCCTGACCCATCAAAAATTGCCGCATTACCGGCAAACACTCTGTACCACTGGCGGGCCTACTTCCTGAAACAGGGCATTTTCCGCCGTCCTGGCGATGAAAACGCGTCACCTACCGAAACCACACCTGCGCTATCCCGGGTCGATGATGAATGCGCGGCAGTCATGAGGGCATTAATGTAATGGCAGACGTCGCATCTTTAGCGGTCGGGCTGCACCTTAACGCAGCCAGTTTTAAATCCCAGCTTCTGGGCGCGTATGGCGACGCGGAGAACCAGTCCAAAAGGTTTAACCGCAATGCCCAGGCGGACGCGAAAAAGACGGAAGACGCCTATAAAAAGGTCGGCCTGTCGATATCCGGGATGGCCAGCAGGCTGGCGGGGCTGGCAGGCGCCGGTCTTTCCATTAGTACGATCATCACAACGTCCAGGCAGTATGGTCAGGCGCTATCTGACCTGCAGGCGATCACTGGCGCGACCGCTGATGAAATGAAAGCGCTGGATCTGGCCGCGCAGGAAATGGGGCGCACGACAGAGTACAGCGCCAGCCAGGCGGCTGAGGCGCTCAAGCTGATGGCATCGGCTAAACCGGAGCTTTTAAAAACCTCCGATGGACTGCAGCAGGCGACGAACAGCGCGCTGATTCTGGCGCAGGCCGCCGGAACGACGCTCCCGGATGCAACAAAAACGCTGGCGCTGTCATTGAACCAGTATGGTGCCAGTGCGCAGGAAGCGGATCGTTACATCAACGTTCTGGCCGCTGGCGCGAAGTACGGTTCATCCGAAATTACGGATACGGCGGCAGCCATTAAAAATGGCGGCGTCGCAGCTGCACAGGCTGGCGTCGGTTTTGAACAACTGAATGCGGCCATTCAGGTTCTGGCCGAGCGTGAAGTGAAGGGGGGAGAGGCAGGAACGGCGCTGCGAAACGTCATCCTGAATCTGGAAAAGGGAACAGATAAAACCCTGAAACCTTCGGTTGTCGGACTGAGCCAGGCGCTCAATACGCTGGCCGGAAAGAATCTTTCGACGGCCCAGGCGGTGAAGCTGTTTGGCGTGGAAAACCTGAGTGCGGCTTCCATTCTCGTACAGAACCGCTCAAAGGTTGATGAGCTGACCGCCTCGTTGACCGGTACAAAAACGGCACATGAGCAGGCATCCATCAGGGTTAACAACCTGAACGGCGATTTGCTGGGTCTGAGCAGTGCGTTTGAAGGGATGGTCATTAAGATTGGCCAGAGCAGTAACGGTCCTCTTCGCAGCGGGATTCAGGTTGCCACGGAGGCACTGAACAGCCTGGCAGACAATTTCAACACCGTCTCCAGCGTGGCGCTTTACAGCCTGATCCCCGTGTTATCCACGAAACTAACTGCAGGGCTGCGGGAGAATATCAGTGTCTGGCGGGAAAGCCAGGCGGCGGTAAAAGCGAGAGCACTTGCCGATGCGGACATCGCCCGTAAAACGCTGGATTCGACAGCTGCCATCCTGAAACAAAACGATGCCGAGTTTGGTCACTACCGGCAGATGGAGCGGACGGCTAAACAGTACGGGATGAATATCAGTTACCAGGATGAGTTTACCCGGCTTATCCGACAGGAAACTGAACAAACCAATCTGGCCAGCCAGGCGAAACTGAAGCTGGCGGCGGCTAACCGGCAAATGTCGATATCCGCCCGTGCAGCATCGGTTGCCGTAGGACTGGCAAAAGGCGCGTTTAACTTAATCGGTGGCCCTTTCGGTGCCGCTATGCTGGCCGGTTCAGCCATTCTTTATTTTCATGAGAGGGCAAAAGAGGCGCGGCAATCAGCCATTAATTTAAAAGACGCCGTAGTTGAAACCAGCGAAGCGCTGATGCGTCTCTCTCTCAACCAGCTAAATGTGAAGCAATTCGACCTTGAGGATCAGTATGAAAACCAGGTTGTTCAGCGTAACCAGCTGATTAAAGAGATTCAGGATGCCGACAGCCGTATTGGCAGCCTGAAAGGCTTTGACCCCTTTGGCCAGCTGGATGGGGTTACAAAAGACCAGACGCGTGCGCGGGCGGACCTCGATAGCGTTAACGAAGGATTGCGTAAAACAGAGGAAAATATCAAGCGTGTCAGTGATGCAAAAACACTGGCCCAGCTTGGATTGTCTGGAAAAATTACGTCCCTGACTGACGACCTGAAAGGCGCGCTGAGTACGCCCCCTAAAGAGACTGGCGACGGGAACCCCTGGACCGGGGATGGTGGTACCGGCTCCGGGAAGGGTAATAAGGCTAAGGTCGACCAGTTCAAAACGCTACGGCAACAAATTGAAGAGGCCCATGCATCCAGCCTGGCCCGGATTAACCTTCAGGAAAAAGACAGCAACAGGGAGCTGCAGGAAGCAGCGAAGAAGAATGGCGCCAGCGATGCCGACCTTCAGCGCGCGCTGTTGATGAATGCGGAGAACTACCAGAAGCAGCGACTGGATCTGGCCGCACAGTATTCACCGGCGGAGGAAACCTTACGCAAGGAACAGGAAGCCAGCCGGGACCTTGCCGAGCTTTTCAAAGCCCGTCTTCTTACCGAAAAAGATTACCAGACTGCCCGAATCACTCTGGCCAGGGATACAGCCAAAGAGCTGCTGCAGGCACATGCCGATGAAATCGCTGCGCCGGCACTGGATATCGCCGGTGAAGTTGATCCACTGGTCTCGCTTCGTAATCAGTTAACGCAGCGGCAGGCATTACTGCAGGCGTACTATCAGGGCAGCGCGATCAGCAAAGACCAGTACGAAATGCTGATGCAGAAGGCGACGAAAGAGTCGGCAGATGCGCAGTATCAGACCTCGCTGGAGTTATATCGATCGCAGGGCGAATTTCAGAGCCTTGCCGTCGGGCTTTTGGAGACGACGCAGGAGCGTTCTACAAATATGTTGACCGGAATGCTGACAAGAACGCAGAGCTTCAGAGACGGTATGATTGGACTGTTTTCCTCGCTGACGCAGGCGATTATTAAAAACCTGGTGGATATGGCTGCTCAGGCGCTCGTTACCAGTTCCATCATGCAAACCATTATGGGTGTGGTAGGCATAGGGACAAGCGTTGCAGGCGGTGCTGCCGGGGCTGGCTCAGGGACGGCAATTCAGAATGCAGGCAGTAGCTTCCAGTTTAACGCCAAAGGTGGCGTCTATGATTCCCCTTCATTAAGTGCTTACAGCAACCAGGTCCACGATACCCCGCAGTTTTTCGCCTTTGCTAAAGGCGCTGGCGTGTTTGGCGAGGCAGGGCCGGAAGCCATTATGCCGCTGACGCGTGCCGGTGATGGTTCGCTCGGGGTACGTGCTGTAGGTGGTGGCCAGAACGCCGGCGCGTCTGAGGGACCGAAGGTGTGGATCACCATTACGGGCGATAAAACATCCTCTCAGTCCACATCTGGTTTTGAGCAGTTTGGCCAGCAAATTGGCTCGTTCGTTGAGAAGAAATACCGCGAGCTCATGGCTAAGGACATGCGGCCCGGTGGCAACATCTGGAATGCTGTAAAAGGACAACGTTAATGGCGATCGAAATTTTTACATGGAGCCCCAGGATTAACCCCACGGAAACCGTCGATTTCCGTGTCAGAGAGGCGAAATTTGGTGACGGTTATACGCAGACATCGGGGGATGGCCTCAATAATCGTGAGCAGCAATGGGAGCTAAGTTTTGTCGGTACCGAGGAATATATCCGCCAAATAAAACAGTTCCTGGACCGGCACGGCGGTACGAAATCTTTTCAGTGGACGCCGCCACTCGAAGATGTCGGGCTTTTCCGCTGCAAGCAATACAAGCCAGTGCCGATGGGCGGGGAGAACTACTCCCTGTCAGCAACGTTTATTCAGGGATTTAAACCATGAGTCTTAACGCAGATTATCAGAAGCTGGAGCCGGGTGATTCCATCCGGCTGTTTGAAATCGATGGCCGCGCGTTCAACATGGGCGAGATTTTATATTTCCACGGTTATAACGTACCTCACTCAGCTGCGGAAATAATCGCTGCCGGCGGCGATGAATCGAAGCTGCCAGCCAAAAGCATCTGGTGGCAGGGTACGGAATATAAGGCCTGGCCATGTGAGCTGGAGGGGATCGAGTCGTCCACTACGGGGAGTGATGCGCAGCCGACGCTGCGGGTGGGTAACATCGACGGGTCGATTTCCGCGCTGTGTCTGTATTACGACGACATGGCGCAGGCGCGGGTTACTATCCATGATACGCAGAAGCAGTATCTGGATGCGCGGAACTTTGCGGACGGGAATGCGACGGCAGACCCGACGCAGGAAAAGCGCCAGCTGTATTTTATTGATGCCAAAAACCTCGAAACCGACGAAGCGGTAGAGTTCGCACTGGCCAGCCCGATGGACCTGCAGGGGATGATGATCCCTACTCGCCAGTATCACTCGATTTGCACCTGGTGTATCCGCAATAAATACCGCAGCGGCGATGGTTGTGATTATGCCGGCACGCGTTATTTCGACAAAAACAACAAACCGGTTGATGACCCGTCGCAGGACGTCTGCAACGGTACGCTGACGGCCTGCAAACTGCGGCATGGTGAAAACAACGAGCTGCCGTTTGGTGGGTTCCCGGGCACGTCGCTGATCAGGAGCTGATATGCGCCAGAAAACGATTAAGGCCATTCAGACGCATGCGGCGGCCGATTACCCGCGCGAGGTCTGCGGACTGATTGCTCAAAGGGGAAGAGTGGAGCGCTATTTTCCCTGCAGGAACCTGGCCAGCGAGTCGAATGATAATTTCGTTCTGGCGCCGGAGGATTATGCGGAGGTCGAGGATTGGGGAACGATCATCGGTATTGTTCACAGCCATCCGGATGCAACGCCGCAACCCAGCGAACTGGACAAAGCGCAGTGCGATGCCACGCAGCTGCCGTGGCACATTATCAGCTGGCCAGAGGGAGATCTCCGTACCATTCTCCCCCGCGGCGAATTGCCGCTCCTTGAGCGCCCGTTCGTGCTCGGCCATTATGACTGTTGGGGGCTGGTGATGAGCTATTTCCGGCAGACTCACGGCATCGAGCTGCACGACTATCGCGTCGATTACCCCTGGTGGGAAAATGAGTTCCCGGATAATTTCTACCAGGACTGCTGGTATGAGTGCGGCTTCCGGGAGTTTGATGGCCCGCCGCAGCCAGGTGACATGGTGATCATGCAGGTGCAGGCCGACAAATGGAACCACGCTGGGATTTTGCTGGAGGGGAACATGTTGCTGCACCACCTGTATGGCCATCTCAGCCAGCGGGTACCGTATGGTGGGTATTATCTCGACAGGACGATGAAAATCGTTCGGTACCATTCTCTATGTTAATCTTTTGCCGAATTTGAACTAAAAGCAAAAGGGACGCGGATATGAAGAAATTTGCTCTGGTATTAGCGATATTAACCATGACCGGGTGTGCTACGGAAGCTGTTTTACCCAGTCAGGCAAAGGAAGCACCATCGGACAGATTGTTAAAATATCAAGAACAGATTAGTGGGGCTAACTCCACTTTGATTGTTGTTCGAGATAAGGGCTATCTTGGTAGCGGTTGCTACACAGGTGTTTATCTGAATGATGAAAAATCAGCGGTTCTGAATCCTGGGGAAAAAGTAACTTTTCATCTTCATTCGGGGGAATGGAATGTTGCTATAAGGGGTGAAGGCAAGTTGTGTATTTCAGACGCTGTTCCTGTCGGCCGTGATATACAGCTAAAAGAGGGAGAAACAAAGGCAGTAAGATTATTTGCTGACCCTTCTGGTAATGTGGATGTAAAACCATTACCGCTGAGATAATAAAACAAAGTTGATAAGCCCGCGAATTGCGGGCTTTTTATATCTGGAGAGAACATGAAAGAAGTCATGACAAAAATAGAACTGAGTGGTGTTCTTGGTAAAACTTTTGGTATTCATCATGAGCGTCTTATTAGTACGGCAAGTGAAGGTATCCGGGCTTTATGTTGTACGCTCGAAGGGTTTGAAAAATTCCTGAATAATAGCAAAGAAAAAGGGCTAACTTTTGCCGTTTTTAAAGGCAAGAAAAATATCGGTCATGATGATCTTGGATTCCCTGTAGACGGGGAGGTCATCCGTATTGTTCCTGTCGTTATTGGCAGCAAAAAAGCGGGAATTCTTCAAACAATTCTTGGTGCAGTTCTTGTAGTCGTGGGGGTTGTTGTTACTGGGTTGAGCTGGGGGTATGCAGCACCAGTTGGTGGTGCTCTTATTAGCGCGGGTGTGGGGATGATGGCCGGCGGTATCGTCCAGATGCTATCCCCGCAGCCAGCTGGCCTTGCTCGTAAAGAATCACCAGATAATAAGGCCAGCTATGCCTTTGGCGGCGTGACCAATACAGCATCGCAGGGTTATCCGGTCGGCCTGCTTTACGGCAAACGGCGAATTGGCGGGGCGATTATATCCGCCGGGATTTACGTCGAAGATCAGCAATAAATAATTAGTTAGTAACCATCCAATTCAGGCCACCTTCGGGTGGCTTTTTTTATGGGCGTAATATGGCAAACAGCATAATTAAAGGGCGCAAGGGTGGCAGCTCAAAGCAGCGGACACCGACGGAACAGCCGGATGATTTACAGTCCGTAGCAAAAGCCAAAATATTGATTGCGCTTGGCGAAGGGGAATTCTCTGGCGGTTTAACGGGAAAAGATATTTATCTCGACGGAACGCCGCTTGAAAATGCCGACGGCTCGGAAAACTTCCCGGGTGTTGTATGGGATTTCCGCCCCGGTACGCAGGCTCAGACGTATATCCAGGGTATTCCCGGAACAGAAAATGAAATAAGCGTCGGGACGGAAGTTTCCAGCTCTGTAGCCTGGACCCACACATTTACGAATACCCAATTATCCGCTGTTCGCGTCCGCCTGAAATGGCCGAACCTGATGAAACAGGAAGATGATGGCGATGTGGTGGGTAATACAGTCAAGTATGCGCTGGACCTGCAGACGGATGGTGGAGCCTGGCAGACCGTTCTTGAGACCGCGGTCACAGGTAAAACGACCTCCGGCTATGAGCGGAGCCACCGCATCGATCTGCCCCGGGCGGGCAACACCTGGACCCTGCGCCTTCGGAAAATTACGCCCGACGCCAATAGCGTAAAAATTGGCGACGTCATGACGCTACAGAGCTACACCGAGGTGATTGACGCTAAGTTGCGCTATCCCCACACGGCGCTGCTTTATCTTGAGTTCGATTCAAAACTCTTTAACGGCTCTATCCCGCAGATCTCCTGTGAGCCGCGCGGGCGCGTTGTCCGCGTTCCGGATAACTACAATCCGGAGACCCGCGAATATACCGGCACCTGGACCGGTGGGTTTAAGTGGGCCTGGACGGACAACCCCGCCTGGATTTATTACGACATTGTTGTGGAGGACCGTTTTGGACTCGGCAACCGCCTGACCAGCGCCAATATCTCGAAATGGACGTTGTACCAGATTGCGCAGTATTGTGACCAGATGATCCCTGACGGCAGGGGCGGCGATGGCATGGAGCCTCGCTATCTCTGTAACGTCTATGTGCAGGAACGCAACGACGCCTACACCGTGTTGCGCGATTTTGCCGCCATTTTCCGGGGGATGACCTGCTGGAGCGGTGAGCAGATTGTCGTGCAGGCCGATATGCCCCGCGATGTTGATTTCAACTACACCCGGGCGAACATTATTGGTAAGCCCCGCTATTCGAGCAGCACCAGTAAAGCCCGCTACACCAACGCCCTGGTATCCTGGTCTGACCCGGCGAACGCCTATTCTGACGCGATGGAGCCGGCGTTCGTCCCGGAGCTGGTCAGCCGGTACAGCTTTAACCAGCTGGAAGTGACGGCCATCGGTTGTACCCGCCAGAGCGAGGCGCATCGCAAAGGGTTGTGGGGCATTCTGACCAACAATAAGGACCGCATGGTTGAGATCGATGTCGGTCTCGATGGCAAAATCCCGCAGCCGGGCTACATCATTGGTCTTGCTGATGAACTGCTGGCCGGACGTGTGAACGGTGGGCGCATCAGCGCGGTCAGTGGACGAGTGATTACGCTCGATCGGGATATTGATGCAAAAGCTGGCGATCGGCTGCAGCTGAACCTGCCGTCTGGCATCTCTCAGGCCAGGACCATCCAGTCGGTCAACGGCCGCCGGCAGGTTACGGTCACGACGGCATACAGCGAAACTCCGGAAGCGGAGTGCGTCTGGATCGTCGAGTACGCCGACCTGGTTGCGCAGCAGTACCGCGTTATCGGTGTAAAGGACAACAATAACGCGACATACACAATCACTGGCGTGGCTCACGACCCGGACAAATTCCCGCGTATCGATAACGGCGCGATTATCGATCAGCGTCCGATTAGTGTTATCCCCCCGGGGAATCAGTCGCCGCCGGAAAACATCGTGATCAGCTCGTATTCCGTGGTGAATCAGGGTATCAGCGTTGAAACGATGCAGGCGCAGTGGAGCGCGGTTAAAGACGCGATTTCGTATGAGGCGCAGTGGCGTCGCAATGACGGCAACTGGATTAACGTACCGCGCAGCTCTACCACCTCGTTTGAGATTACCGGAATTTATGCAGGTCGCTATCTGGTGCGCGTCCGGGCGATTAATGCCGCTGAGGTTTCCAGCGGCTGGGCATACTCGGAAGAGAAAACGCTGACCGGGAAAATCGGACTGCCGTCGGCACCGATCGCACTGACAACGACCTCGTTACTGCATGGTGTGCAGCTGAACTGGGAGTTCCCGGCCGGTACCGGCGATACCCAGAAAACTGAGCTGCAATACAGCCCAAATCCGAATGGTAACGGGGCGATGGTGCTCTCTGACGTCGCGTATCCGGGCAAAACGTACCAGCAAATGGGGCTGCAGATTGCGGCCATGTTCTGGTACCGGGCGCGAATTGTGGACCGCCTCGGTAATGAAAGCCCGTGGACTGCCTGGGTGCAGGGTATGGCCAGCGATGATATCGCCGCGTATTACGATAAACTGACCGATGCTATCAAGGATACGCCGGCATGGGAGGAGGTCCAGCGTGACATCGAGGAGACGCATCAGCAACTGACGGAAACCGCCGACGCGATCAGTGAGGACGTGGCCCGGCAGATTTCGGCCGTTAACCAGAATATTGATGAGACCGTTGCGGCTATCAATAAGGAGGTTGATAGCCAGATTGACGCGGTCAACAAGTCGATAAAGGAGAACATCGATACCGTAAATCAGACGCTCGATGACAATATTTCGACAGTTAACCAAAGTATCGGTGCCGCGAACGAGGCTATCGATGCGGCTAACGATCAGATCACTGCTGTCAGCAAATCACTGGATGAGAAAATCGCCAGTGTTAATAAAAATATTGATGACACGGTTTCAGATATCAATGCCGGCATCGATCAGCAGATTGCCGGAGTCAATCAGACTATAACTGATGCCGTGAGCGGGATTAATGCTGACGTTAATCAGCAGATAGCGGGCGTTAATCAGCAGATTGATGATGTGAATAAAGCGGTTGCCGCGGGCGACGATGCACTGAAAAAACAGATCCAGACTGCCGAAAATGGCCTCAAACAAAGCATCGCGCAGGCAAATACGGGCTGGGATAAAGCGGTCAGGCAGGAAACCGCAGACCGTATCGCAGATGTGAACGCGAAAGCCGCACAGGCAGCTGACCAACTGCTGAACGAGCGCAATGACCGTGTTGCGGCCATCGATCACCTGCAGACCATTATGCAGGACGGTGATGATTCTCTCGCGCGGCAGATTTCTGAAATCTCCGCCGGCAGCGGCCAGCAGTTTGACTCATTCAACATTTTCTATTTCGACAAGGACAACGAAGGCTGGACCGAAGATGATGGCGGCCAGATACCGATGCAAATCACGGATGATGGCTGGCTGAAGGCGTCAAACAGCACCGCTTCCTGTCGTTCGCCTAACGGCCAGGCCATCCCGGCGTCGTCGTATCGTACTGTCATGCTGCGAATTAAACGCGTCGGTAATCCTACGTGGAAAGGGAAGCTTTACTGGATAGGTGTTGATGAAACGGGATGGAGTGAGTCCCGGGCCATCAGCATCCCGGATCAGGAGTTTGACGCTGACGGAATCAGCGTAGTGGCCATCTCGGATATTAACTGGAATGCCTCCGGCACTATCCGCCGGTTCCGTCTCGATCTGGCCCAGGGCCAGAACGCGGATAACTATTTTCTGATCCACTGGATATCGGTCGGGCGTCCTGCTCCGGCCGCCAGTACCGCCGCACTGAGGGATGAGGAAACCGCGCGTACTAACGCGGATGAAGCGGAGGCGCAAAAACGCTCTACTCTGGCCGCGCAAATTCGGGGTTCAACGGACAGCAACAGCCTGGCGGATCTGCGCTCCGGCCTGCTGTACCAGGAGATGAACGCACGTATCACCGCTGATGCGGCGGAGGTCATGGCGCGTGAGTCGCTGCAAACGCAGTTTAATGAAAACAAGGCATCGGTAGCGGAGGAGCTCAGCTCCATTTCAACCGCGCAAAGCGCCCAGGCCAGCAAAATCAGCGGGCTGGAAACCAGCCTCGGCAAGAAGGCCGATGCGAGCGCGCTGCAGTCGCTGACGCAGAAAGTCGAGCAGCAGGGAACCACGCTGACCAGCCAGGGTAGCGCCCTGACATCGCTGACGAACCGGATCGGGAAGGCAGAATCAGGAGTGGCCGCGAACAGCAATGCCATTACAGGCCTGCAATCCACGGTCACCCAGCAGGGTAATACGCTGACCAGCCAGGGCAGCGCCATCACAAAGCTGCAAAACGATCTGTCTGTGACCAATGACACGCTGGGCGAAAAGGCGGATGCCGCAGCGCTCAGCAGCCTGACAAACCGTGTTGATGCCGCAGAGAGAAGCATCACATCTCAGAGCGCCAGCATTACGCAGCTGAACAACAGCGTTACTGCCGCGCAGCTGGATGCGGATGCGGGGAAAAACCAGCCGACCAATCAGCTGGTAAATGGCTCATTTGAGCGTGGTTTTGATGGCTGGCACAATGACGGCTGGACGACGCTGGCCGCGCAGAATCCGAAATCTGGGAAACTAATTCTGCAGGCAGGTAAAACGACCAACAACGGAACGGCATGCGACCAGGACGTGACGTTAACGGCCGGGCGGAGCTACCGTTTTGGTGCATGGGTACGCAAATCAGCCGATTTTGCGATCAGCAATCCCAGCAATACGAAACTTAGTCTGCGCAACGCTGCCGGGCCCGTCAAAGATGTTCCGTTACCAGCAACAGATATTGGCAGCGGCTGGACATTGTTCACTGGCGAGCATAAGGCGTCCGTTGATTCAACGATGGTGTTCTCCCTGAGAACATCCCTGAGTTCGGGCTATCTCTATCTCGATGATGCGTTCTTTATCGATATCACCGATGAGAAAGCGATAGCGGCGAATGCCAGCGCCACCAGTGCGCTGACGAGCCGGGTTGAGTCGGCAGAAGGGAAAATCACGTCTCAGGGCCAGCAGATCACCCAGCTGAATAACAGCCTCACGGGGAAAGCTGATGCCAGCGCCTTGCAGTCGTTGCAGAACACTGTTACGCAGCACGGAAAAACGCTGACAAGTCAGGGTGATGCGATTACGTCGCTGAACAACAGTCTGGCAGGTAAAGCTGATGCCGGAGCGGTAAACAGTCTGACAAGCCGCGTCACGGAGGCTGAGGGAAAACTTTCAAGCCAGGGCAGTGCGATTACGAAATTGCAGAACGACCTGACGACAACGAACGCCAACGTTAATAAGAAGGCTGATGCCAGCGCCCTACAGAGCCTGCAAAACACGGTCACTGAGCAGGGCAATGCGCTGACCAGCCAGGGCCAGTCGATTACTCAGCTGAAGAATGATCTATCCACGGCCAACGGCAACATCGCGAAAAAGGCGGATGCCACCGCGCTGCAGACGCTTCAGAGCACCGTAACGCAGCAGGGAAAAGACATCACCGCCGCGAACAGCGCCATCACCAGCCTGCAGGGTGGGCTGTCATCGGCAAATGCGAACATCGCGAAAAAAGCGGATGGGACCGCGGTCACAGCACTGACCAATCGAGTTACTGAAGCTGAAGGGGGGATCACCGCCCAGGGCTCTCAGCTGACGATGCTGAAAAATTCGCTGGCCGAGGGCAGTCTGATCAGCAATGGCGGGCTGAACGTGGATGCCTCGTTCTGGGAGGATTCAGGAGCTGGCTCCGCGTTCACATATGATGCGGGCGAGAAGGCGCTGCGAACAACCACCGGCTCTATTCGCGTTGCTAACATGACACGAATCCCGGTTGAAGCCGGGACGACGCTGAGGCTGTCGTTCGAGATGAAATCCTCCGAGGCCATCACGAGCGTGTCGTCGGATACAGTCGGATTTATTACCGATTTAGGCAGCCCGACTACGTGGCTAGTCTCGATGTCCCCGTGGTTGGCTGGCGTGACGACCAGCTGGCAGACGAAAAGCATCGAGCTGACGATCCCGGACAACTTCGTCGGTAATTTTGTCTATCTGCGATTTGCGGCCGGCAGCTGGGCTCCAGCAACCAGCGCCCGCCTGTATCTCCGCAACGTTGACGTTTTTTCGTCAAACGGAGTGGCGAAAAAAGCGAACGCGTCGGCAGTCAGTGACCTGACCAGTCGGGTGGATTCGGCGGAGGGCAAGCTGGCCAGTCAGAGTCAGTCGATCACGAGGCTGCAGAATGACCTGGCCAGCACTAACAACGATGTGAGCAAGAAGGCGGATCAGAGCGCGCTGACATCGCTGACCGGTCGTGTTGAGAAAACTGAAAGCGGGATGACGGCGGCGAACAGCAACATCACCTCGCTGACCGCCGCGATTACTGCAGCGAAAGCGGCAGGGGATGATTTGATCCCCAACCCGACGTTTGACCCGTCCTATAACCAGATGGGATATACCGTCGTAGACACCACAGCTGATGAGAATGTGCCGGCAGGCTGCCCGTTTAAGTACGCAGCGCGGCTGGCTGCCCGTGACCATATTCCGGTCATGAACAATATTCCGTGTCGGGAGGGGGATGTATACGAACTATCGGTGCTGGTCGCTATTCAGGCTAACGCCGGTACAGCGGCGTTTCGTCACTATATCGGAACCGCAGCATCTCCGACTGGCAGTATTTCGGCCTCACCGAACGGCGGCGCTGTAACAGCTACAGAGGGGGCCACCTGGGTTCGTTCGACCTGGCGTTGGACAGTGACTGCAGCCCACGCGGCGAAAGGGTATTTCCGCCCGCTCCTGCAAATAGGGCAGAGCTCGCCGTTCGGTACGATTTGGTATGCGACGGACTGGAACTGCCGCAATATCACGGCAGCAGCGAAGGCTCAGGCGACAGCCGATGCCACAGCCTCTGCGGTTGATTCCCTGACGACGACGGTCAGCCAGCAGGGCGATACGTTAAGCAGCATTGGGAACCGGACCACGGCGCTGGAAAACGGTCTGTCGACGACGAACGCGAACGTCAACAAAAAGGCGGATGCGAGCGCACTGCAGACGCTACAGAACACGGTAACGCAGCAGGGCAAGGACATCACTGCCGCGAACAGCGCCATCACGAAGCTGACCGGCGATCTGTCAACGACGAATGCTAACGTCAGTAAAAAGGCGGACGCGAGCGCGCTGTCGGCGCTGCAGAACACGGTGACGCAGCAGGGGAACACGCTGACCAGCCAGGGCAGTAGCCTGACGCAGCTGAACAACAGCCTCAGCGCGACACAGAACGATGTGGCCGCGTTGCAGAATGATGCGGCCGCCGGCGTAGCCGTGCCGGGTAACATGCTTTTAAACAGTGGTTTCGAGCGTGGACTGGCCAGCTGGACCACGTTGTCTGGTAATTATGCAATTGTTGACGCCGCTGCACCGCATAGCGGAACTAAAATTCTGCGCACCACTACCGGTGATACTGCTGTTGGTCAACTGGTAGATATGAAAGCCGGGCGGACCTATAAGCTGGGCGTCTTTGCCCGCTGCAAAGCAGGTACTGTTATCTCGAACCAGAGCAACAACAAGCTGCGTATTGGTCGCACAGATGGATCTATCATCACCGACATGCAGTTCAAAGTATCTGACATGGATACGGGCAACATCTGGACCGAGTTTAGCCGTACCTATGCACCATCGAGTGATGCGAAATTTGAGATTTCTATTCGAACTTCTGCGAGTACCGGCGAGCAGTATTTTGATGACGTATATCTCGTCGATATCACTGACGAAACGAACATTGCGGCCAACGCTGGCGCGATAAGCGGCCTGACAAGTCGTGTAAGCAATGCGGAAGGAGCAATCACGAGCCAGAGCCAGTCGCTCACAAAGCTGCAGAACGATTTGTCTACGACGAACACCAACGTCAGCAAAAAGGCGGATGCGAGCGCGCTGCAGACGCTGCAGAACACGGTCACCCAGCAGGGTAACACGCTGGCCAGCCAGGGCCAGTCGATCACCAGTCTGCAGGGTAGCCTGTCGTCTGCAAACTCGGAGATTGCGAAAAAAGCGGACGCGAGCACTGTGCAGACACTGCAGAATACGGTGACGCAGCAGGGCAAAGACATCTCAGCCGCGAACAGCGCTATCACGAAGTTGAATAGTGACCTGTCGACGACGAACGCGAACGTCAGTAAAAAGGCGGACGCGGGTGCGGTAAACAGTCTGACAAGCCGCGTAACGGAAGCAGAAGGGAAACTTTTAAGCCAAAGCGAGAGCATCACGAGCCTGAATAACACCCTGAATAGTGTGCAGGCCGATGCCGATGCGTCCGGGAAAATTCCGGGCAACCTGATCGTTAACCCGTCGTTTGAGCGCGACACAGACGGTTATATCGGTCTCTCGGCGAAGACCACGGTGGTTGAAGTACAGGCGCCACACTCTGGCACCCGGGCGCTTCGGATTGATACTGGCAGTGTGGCGCCAGGGCAGAACATCGATTTTGTCAAAGATCGCACCTATGAGGTCGGCATCTGGGTTAAACAGGTGGCAGGCACAACGGATAATGGTGCTGGCAACAATAAGCTGCGGATCGGGAACAGTGCCGGCAATCCGGTGCTTGAGATCCCGTATACCGGTGCTGGTACAAACTGGACAAAATACAGCAAGGTGTGGAAAGCGACGGAGACCGCCAGCCTTCCCGTCACGCTGAATAACTATCTGACAGCCGGTAATCGTTATTTCGACGATTTTTATGTCATCGATGTCACCGATCGTATCAATACTGAGGCAAATACTGGCGCGATTAGTCAGCTGCAGACGACGGTAACACAGCAGGGCAATACGCTGACCAGCCAGGGCCAGTCGATTACCAAACTGCAGAACGATCTGTCCACGGCCAACGGCAATATCGCGAAAAAGGCGGATGCGACCGCCCTGCAGACGTTGCAGAACACCGTGACGCAGCAGGGGGGTACGCTGGACAGCCAGGGACAGGCGATCACCAGTCTGCAGGGTGGGCTGTCATCGGCGAATGCGAACATCGCGAAAAAGGCGGATGGGACCGCGGTCACAGCGCTGACTAACCGTGTTACTGATGCCGAAGGGACCATTACCGCCCAGGGCGCCCAGCTGACGATGCTGAAGAACTCGCTGGCCGAGGGCAGTCTGATCAGCAATGGCGGGCTGAACGTGGATGCCTCGTTCTGGGATAACTCCGGCTCTGGTTCGGCCTTCACATATGATGCGGGCGAGAAGGCGCTGCGGACAACCACCGGCTCCATTCGCGTTGCTAACACGACACGAATCCCGGTTGAAGCCGGGACGCAGCTGAGGCTGTCGTTCGAGATGAAATCCTCCGAGGCTATCACGAGCGTGTCGGCGGACACCGTCGGATTTATTACCGATTTAGGCAACCCGATCGGCTGGCTGGTATCGCAATCGCCGTGGCTGGCTGACGTGACGACAAGCTGGCAGACGAAAAGTGTTGAACTGACGATCCCGGATAATTTCACCGGGAATTTTGTCTATCTGCGATTCGCTGCCGGCGGCTGGGCACCGGCAACCAGCGCCCGCCTGTATCTCCGCAACGTTGATGTTTTTTCGTCAAACGGAGTGGCGAAAAAAGCGAACGCGTCGGCAGTCAGTGACCTGACCAGCCGGGTTGATTCGGCGGAGGGCAAGCTGGCCAGCCAGAGCCAGTCGATTACGAAGCTGCAGAATGACCTGGCCAGCACTAACAACGACGTGAGCAAGAAGGCGGATCAAAGCGCGCTGACATCGCTGACCGGTCGTGTTGAGAAAACAGAATCTGGTTTATCCTCTGCGAATAGCAGTATCACTGCACTTAATTCCTCTGTACGCGCAGGGAATGCGACCAGCGGAGATTTGATTAGCAACCCGACATTTGACCCAGAGTTTAGTCAGATGGGATTCACAATTGTCGCCAGCTCGTCTGAGGGGGTGCCAGCCAATTGCCCATACGCTTATGTTGCGCGTATTGCTGCTCGCGACCATCACCCAAATTTTGCTGCCATCCCGGCAACCCTGGGGGATGTTTATGAGATGTCTGCACTTGTCGCGTGTGGTTCAGGGTCCGCTGATTTCAATCTGTATCTCGGAACCGCAACACGGCCAAGCGGCAGTGTTGGTGCTCCTCTGTCATCTGGTGGCAATCGTAAGGCATCGGCCACCTGGCAGCGAGTAACCTGGCGTTTCAAAATTACCCAGGGGATTGTCGATCGTGGCTTCTTCCGTCCATTCCTGCAAATCAATCAGTCCAGCCCGTTCGGTACCGTCTGGTATGTGACTGACTGGCATCTGCGGAATGTAACCGACTCCTCTAAGGTTCAGGATTCTCTCGACGCCACGGCGAAAGCGGTTGATTCCCTGACGACGACGGTCAGCCAGCAGGGCGATACGTTAAGCAGCATTGGGAACCGGACCACGGCGCTGGAAAACGGTCTGTCGACGACGAACGCGAACGTCAACAAAAAGGCGGATGCGAGCGCACTGCAGACGCTACAGAACACGGTAACGCAGCAGGGCAAGGACATCACTGCCGCGAACAGCGCCATCACGAAGCTGACCGGCGATCTGTCAACGACGAATGCTAACGTCAGTAAAAAGGCGGACGCGAGCGCGCTGTCGGCGCTGCAGAACACGGTGACGCAGCAGGGGAACACGCTGACCAGCCAGGGCAGTAGCCTGACGCAGCTGAACAACAGCCTCAGCGCGACACAGAACGATGTGGCCGCGTTGCAGAACGATGCGGCCGCCGGCGCAACCGTACCGGGTAACATGCTTGTAAACAGTGGTTTTGAATTAGGCAGCAAAAGCTGGGCGGTATCCGGGCCTGCGACATTCAGTTCGGCCTCATCACCGCATAGTGGCGGCATGATTGCGCGTTGTGGTGTTGGTAAATCAACCATTTCTCAGCGCATCGATGTCAAAGCTGGCCGGACCTATCGGGTCGGTGTTTTTGCCCGTCGTAACACTGCTGCGGCCACAGCGGATCAGTCCTATCACAAGCTGCGAATTGGCGATACCAGCGGTTCGATTATCTATGGTGCCAACTTTATCACGGCAGATTTGCCAACGGGGGCAACATGGGTAGACGTCAACGGCAGCTGGACGGCTGCTGCTGATGCGACGGTTGAAGCGGCAATCTGGACGTCGTTGTCAGCCGGTGAAATGTACGTCGACGATTTTTATGTCGTGGATATTACCGACGAAGCGAAAATCGCGGCCAACGCTGGTGCGATTAGCGGTTTGACAAGTCGGGTCAGCAACGCTGAAGGGACCATCTCCAGCCAGGGGCAGTCGCTCACGAAGTTGCAGAACGACCTGTCGACGACGAATACCAACGTCAGTAAGAAGGCCGATGCTACCGCGCTGCAGACGCTGCAGAACACGGTAACACAGCAGGGGAATATGCTGTCCAGCCAGGGCCAGTCGATCACCAGCCTGCAGGGTAGTTTGTCGTCTGCAAATACGGAGATTGCGAAGAAAGCGGATGCGTCGGCAGTCAACACACTGACGAACCGGGTCACGCAGGCGGAGAACAAAATCGAAAGCCAGGGTCAGTCAATCACCAGCCTGAATAACAGCATTGCAGCAGTACAGCAGGATGCCGATGCGGCTAAATCTATGCCGACGAACATGCTGGTCAATAACTCGTTTGAGCGCGGGTTTGATGGCTGGTCGAATGATGGATGGACAACGCTGGCCGCGCAGAACCCGAAAAGCGGGAAATTGATCATCCAGGCAACCAAAACCGCCAGTGGCTCAACGGCCTGTGATCAAACCGTGAATATGGTGGCTGGACGGACGTATCGTGTGGGCGTCTGGGTGCGAAAATCTGGTGACTTTGCCGTCAGCAATCCGGATAACACGAAAATCAGCATCCGAAATGCCAGCGGGCCAGTAAAAGACATCCCGTTATCTGGCTCCAATGTCGGTAATTCATGGACGCAGATTAGTGCTGATTACAAACCTGCAGCAGATACCTCGTTGATTGTTTCCCTGCGCACCAGTCTGTCAGCTGGCTATCTGTATATCGATGATGCATTTTGCATTGATGTAACGGATGAAGTGGCTAACAGCGTAAACGCATCGGCGATCAGCGCGTTGACGACCCGGGTCACGAATGATGAGGGGAAAATCACCTCTCAGGGCCAGTCGATCACCAGCCTGCAGAATAGTCTGGGGAATAAGGCGGACGTCGGTGCGGTTAATTCGTTGACGACACGAGTCACGCAGGCTGAAGGTAAAATTGAGTCTGCGGCCAGTAGCCTGACCAGCCTGAACAGCACGGTGGGTGACTTGTCATCTACGGTGCAGGCGCAGGGGCAGACGCTGGCTGATACGAACGGCAAGATCAACTCGATGTACTCCATCAAAGTAGAGACTAACAACGGCAAAAAGGTCGGTGCCGGTATCGTGCTGGGGAGTGATGGTGATACCAGCGACATGATTCTTTACGCCGACCGGTTCTCACTGTTCAACCGCAACAGCAAAGCAGCAGTGCCCGTTATGATTGCCGAGGGTAATGAGCTCTACATTGATTCGGCCCGTATTAAAAACGGCTCTATCGATAACGCGAAAATTGGCGATTTCATTTGTTCCAGTAACTATAACTGGTCTGATGGTTCGACAGGTTGGCTCATCTCCAAAGATGGAGCCTGCCTGTTCAATAACGGGAGGTTTCGCGGCACCGTCTATGCAGATGGTGGTGAATTTAATAACGTCACCATCCGCGAAAACTGCAATGTTCTGGGAACAGTCCAGGCAGCGAAGATTGTCGGTGATGTTGGCGCGTATGGTATCAATATCGCCCAACATCGATCACGTTCCATCCCTAAAGCGACATGGGTTTGGTATGACCTGATGGTCGTAGATCGTCAGCCATTCGCACAGCGAGTTCAGCTGGTTGGAGCGTTACGTCAGGATGACAAGATCAATATTTCAGGTTCAGGTGATTTTTCCGCTGAACCGGGATATTGCATCTTGATGCGCACCGCCGGCGCAACATCAGGTGGTGGCGCTATGACGTGTGCAATCAGTATTGACGGCATTTTGTATGCGCAAGAAGGCGACTCGATGAAGGTCCAGTCGATGGACTTTGTTGTTCCCGCTGGCACTGGCCAGACTGTCGTGCGTTACGGATATTATCTGGACCGCAACGGCAGTATGAAAGGCGCTATTTTGTCCCGTTTCCACGCGTTTGCTTCCCGAAATTCCAATATTATTCGCGGTGCATCAAGTGATTAGGAGGATAGAAAAAGGGGCCATCTGGCCCCTTGATTAATACGAACAGAAAAATTTTAAAGGCATGTGCTAACATGCAACCCGCCATTTCTCCTGTCGTAAGTTGAATGGCACGCCCTGCCGGTGGCGTCCGGCAGGGCACCCCCTTCTTCAAAGAACGTAGCGCCGCACAATTTCATCACTGATTTTTGTGATGCGCTCAACGTCCTCTTTCTCCTCCTTCAATACCGTTCTGGCGAACGGAATCAATGACTGTAGTTCGTTTGGTGGGATTGTGTATTCGATACCAATGGCCGCTGTGCGAATCCAGTTAACAACTGTTTCCAGCTCCATCATGGTTTCTTCCATAACTCCATCGACGACTTTTTGCTGTTTTTCCTGGTATTTCTCCAGCAGTTTTTCAATTTGCTGAACCACCGCCGGCGCTACGCCGTTAAGCTGGAATGATACCGAGTCCCCCTTGTATTTTGCCTTTATCCCTTTTCCGAACACGCGCTCCCGGGCGACAGGTTTCACGCGTTGATCTGCGACGCCGTGCAGCTGCGTCAGGATATCGTCGGTCTCAAACTGCTCGCCATTTTTCTGGCGTTTCGCCAGGTGCTGGGCGAAGGCCAGTACGGCATCTTCATTCCCGGCATACGCTTTCGCCAGGGCTTCACCAGCGCGCGCACTTAGCTCGTTGGGGTTGCTGAAAAGGGAAATGATTTCGCGCGGCAGCTCTGCGGTTTTGATACAACGCATGATAATTTTACGCGAGATGCCCTCAGCCTCGGCCAGACGGCTGACGTTATCCTCAAACTCATTTTTCAGGCGACGGGCGTATCGTTTTCCGCGCTCAAAGGCGCTGGTCTGGCGGTAGTTATTACCGATCGTCGAGAGCCACGCCATCTGCTCGTCGTCCAGCTCACCGACGAGAACGCGGTATTCACTGTGCGTATAAATGGCGGTCTGCCGGCGACGGCTACCGTCGGCCACTTCGATGATGCCGGAAATTTTACGGCCAAAGGCCGGGTTTTGTTGCCCGGACGTCAGAAACGACGGGATCAGGTCATCGAGCGCAGCCTGAGTTAGTAGCTCTTGGTCGCGTTCGTTGCCGGACCAGACCATCGTGGCTTTTTCCACCATCTCAGCCGCGACGGTTTCCAGCGTGAAAACGACGTCCCGGCCGCAGACCGGCAGGGTGACAGTGTTGCCCGTCATTGCCTTCAGACGGCGGCTCAACTCGCCGACGACCGGGGATGCTGGAGTATCGGTTCTGGTGGCCGTAGCTGTGTTCTGGCCAGAAAATCTCGGCAGGTTCGGGGCGTTTTTCATCGTTGTCCGTTTCATTATTTTTGCTCCCAACGTGGTTTGATCAACTTCTCAAAAATTTCTTTACAAACAGGCTCCCAGATGGCTAGCGCATTGCGCCAGGCTCCAGTTGAAGAGCGCTGTTCCGTAGCCTGCTCAAAGACGGTGCGCATTCGAATCTGGCCTTTGCCTACTTCATCTGTTACGCGCACCACTTCTTTCAAAACCATGCTGCCCCAGGCATCGCGAATTTGCTCTTCCATCCAGGGAGACTGGCTGCCGATTGCATTAGAGTATTTCGTCAGCAGGATGCGGACATCCGGCTCGAAGCCTTCCATCCCTAAATCGGCTGTTTTCAGCATGTCACGTAGCATGGTGAAAAACTGTAGCGTTGATGTGTAGTCGTAGAGTTCGGCCGGTGTTGGCACCACGATAACGTCGGCGGCGCAGACCACGTTGATTGTGCCGATTCCGAGGTTCGGGGCGCTGTCGATAACGATTACATCGTAGTTATCCCAGGAGCTCTCCAGAGCGGCCCTGAGCATCATGTGCGGCGCTTGCGGCAATGCGCCGGCGTCACTAAGTTGCATCAGTTCCGTTTCAATACGGTGTAGGGAGAGGCAGGCAGGGACGATATCGAGATTCGGCCAGCAGGTCGGTTTGATGGCGTACTCTGCGTTGTCGCGCTCACCCAGGTAGAACGGCAGCAGCGTGTCGTCAGCGTGGACATTCAGATCAGGGATGTAGCCGTGGTACATGGAGGCGGTCGCCTGCGGGTCGTTACCCTCAACCAGCAGGACGCGTAGCCCCTGTAGGGCTAGCCATTGAGCGACGTGAACAGAGCTGGAGGTTTTGTACGCCCCGCCCTTGTGTTGTGCGACAGCGAGGACTACAGGGTCCGCTCCGGCCGGTCGACGCCTGGTGGTACCAAATACATCGCGCATGTAATTGATCTGCTCTATCGTGTAGCCGATACGCTGCTCTACCCGCCCGCGTTTTTCCATATCAGGCACCGGCAGACGTCCGGATTTTTCCGCGTCACGGATAGCCTGCGGAGTTACCCCCACCAGCTCGGCGGTCTCACTAATTCCCCAGCGGCGCGTTATTTTCCGTGCCTCTGGGCTGTCGTCTCCAAATTGCGCTACTGCAATAGCGCGGGTCATTTCCTGACCGGCTGCGATGCACTGGTCCAGCGTGCGAATCAACCCCATAACGTTCTCCTGTCGTAGTAACTTTGCGTTAAACTATTAAATCTTGCAATTCGATGCAAAGCAACACCAAACATGCAAAGTTGCACCAAATATGCAAAGTTGGTCAAAATTAACAAAGAAGGCGCTGGAAATAGATGTCCTACTGCTCGGCTAGCCGAAGTCACCATGCGGCTCGCAGAGCCGAGCTACCCTTAAAAGAGCAAAAGGCATTCGTCATCCTCACAAATGAATAATTGTAATCATTTGAATATAAATGACTTTTATCTAATAACCTTAATCGCCTATACACCTACCTCTTTTTCGTAACGGTCAAGATTTTACAGTGGTTTTATAAAACC